TCACAATTCAACGTAGCCATTACCTCTATCATCAAGGTATTTATCTGTCATTCTCATAGATTTGTGGCCAAGTATTTTCTTTGCAAACTCAGCACTTTTTTCTTCTTCATATAATCTTGCAGATAAACTTCTAATTTCATGAAATGTTGGTTTATTTTCTATATGTTTAGGTAACGCTTCGATAAATTTACCTCTTAATGTTTTTGCGGTGGTGTTGCCACAGATTTTATCTGAGCTCCTATTCATGAGATTTAAAACATCTTTAATAGAATAACCAATAGACTCAAGTCTTAATGAGAGAGGTATTGCTACTTTAGAGCCTGTTTTTAATTGGGTGACATACAGCCTATCATTTTTTATATCATCCCACTTCATGTTGATAACATCGCTAATGCGTTGAGCTGTAAGTATCGCCAATAGGAACATATACCTATATTTGTCATTTGTGTGCTCCAAGGCGTATTTAAACTCTTCTAGCGATAACCTTGAGCGCTGAACGCTTGTTTTTGGCGGCTTTGTCACGGAAACGGGATTTTCCTTTATCACACCATCCGCAATGGCTTCATTAAAAGCATCTAGCATAGTGGACCTTAGTAATTTTGCCATTGCCTTTTTAGGGTACTCTGAAATAAATGTGGCTACATCTCTTGGTGTTACATTCTCAATTGGACAGTCATTAAAGTGTAATTTGATTAACTTTATTCTTGATTCGTAATCGTAGAGCGTCTTCTCTTTTAACCCCCGGCTGTTTACCTTCCCCCTATAAGTATCAAGCCACTCATGCAATGTTACACAGTGAACATTATTAATTCTGTCAACTAATGGCTCTTTAGGTTTATAAATAGCTAAATTGGCTTGTATGGCTTCGGTTATTGCCAATGATTTGTTTGAGCCAACAGAAAATTCCTTTTTAGTTCTTACATCCCTGTAATAGTAAATCCCTTTACGCAAATACAAGTTAGGCGGTAGCCCCTTGTTCTTTGCACTTCTGCTTCTGCCCATTAATTTTCTCCATTAAATATTGCGGTTCCCTTACCATTTTGTCATTTGTTAGAATTGTCCACGGCTCTAACTCATATTCTCTACCAACCTTTTCTGGAGCAGGGTATAACCTACCTTCCTTTATATAGCGAGATAATTGCCGTTGACTTCTAGGGTTAGCGAAATATTTATTATTCCATTCTGATAATGTAATTCGTTTCATTGATTATTCTCCGTATCCTTCATCATTAAAAAAACTTCCATAGTGCCACGGTATGGGTTTTTATTTACTGACATGAAGTCATAATCAAGGCAGTCAGCTGTCCATTTATTAGAATGGTACATTGGTGATAACCCTATTTTATTTTCAATAATAATCGGCATTGCGTCTGATGGGTTATTGCATGGGTCGAAAAAGCGATAACCAAACGAGCCATCAACAAGGAATTGGATAATATCCATTGTTTGTTTAATTACATCGTATTGCGTTTCAGGTAAAACAGATTGAGCTACTAATAAATTAATCTCGAAATCAGATAGTTCGGTGTATTTATTCATTATCATCTCCTAGTATTTCATTAATAGTATTTCTGATGTCAATTAAGTCTTGTTTTGTCACATCCATATTCCAAGATGGAGTATTTAAAATAAAACAATCTTTTGTTGTAGGTTCAATCTCAATACAATCTTTGTAATTTTCCAAGCCAGCATAATATTTATCTTTCATTCCATACCTCTCCACAAACAACTTTAACATTCCTCACTGACATTAAATATTCAGCACGTTTATTGCATTCCGATTGCGTATAAATATCTTCCGTAACAGGCACAGCAGAACCCTGTATTAACATGTGTAATACATATTCGATTATTTGCATGGTTATTTAATCTAATTTATAGAGTGGTATATTTATTTTTTCACTTCTTTCTTCATTTAGATGGGTATATCCATATTCTTTTATATTATCGAACCCGCTTGATGTTATATAACCAACAGGCTCTAAGCCATTAATTAAACTCTCGCGTGATGCTTGCCAAGATTGAAATAATAAAGTCTTTAAATCCTCCTTGCCTTTATCGCTATAAGGCAATTCTCCGTGACCAGAATTAAACCACGCTTCAAATTGCTGCCTTGATTCATCCATGCTTACTCCTGAATTTTAGGTATAAAAAACCCTGCAATGCAGGGCGTATAGTTAAATATGGTACATTAGGTTTTTTATAGCTTGCTCTGTGTTAAATTTATGATTCTCACCTTCTAGATAGAACTCATTAAGAAAGTCAATAACCTTTCTTCTTGAAATGCTCTTCGTTGTTATGCTATCAAGATATTCTTTTTCTTCAGCAATAATTATACCTTTACCAAGTTTGAATTGATCGAATGTTAAATCGTAATACAACTCCTCAAATTCAACAAAGTAATGTTCACCTGACAAAGTGGAGCTATATATATTTATAATAAATATTTCTTCTGTATTTAATTTTCTACTTAGTACTCCACCAAGCAGTGCAGAAGCTCCTTCACAGGAATTATGAGGGAATGCATGAAATGGAAAGTTAATATTTCTTGCTATCTCGTTGTAATACTCGTCAAAACATTTCCTTAATTTTTTAGCTATATGAATAGCTAATTTCGTTTTTTCAGCCATTGCAATATCACCGTAGTTAATTCATGGTGACAAAATGTTAAATTAAATAAAGGTATTTATCCATCACTCCACCTTATCCCTCTGTCTTCACATACCAATCAACAAGATTATCAATTACAGTATTGATATATCCTGATTGCTCTTCTTCGGTTAATTTATCCCATTCGTCCTCAGTAATACCCAGCCCACATTCAGAGTCAGAACCAACCTTGTTTGTTCTTGCAACTAAAACCATCTGCTTACTCATATTCATTCCTCTTCATTGCATCCCTGAGAGTTAAATTAAAAGATAATTAAAGCTGTCGCTAAAAATGCACCTTTAACATCTTTATTTGACGGATAGTAATATGCTGAATAACCATCACGAGGAACTGCCTTGTAATAACAAACATAAACGCGATCGCAATTAACCCATTCCGATTTATCGCTTTCACAAATAATGTTTTCTTTAATTGCAGTATCGATAACTTGCTCTTTGGTTTGTCTGCCTCGCATCATCAAAATAGTTTCGTCATTAGAATTTAGTAAATCTACTGTTTGCTTTTTCATATCTACCTCCTGTTTGCATCCTTGCACTGAGTAATGGTCATATTCTTTGGTTAAATCACATAAATAGCGTGGCGTGGGTAGGGGAGTCCGATAGGGGCGAAGGGGATATCATCCTCAAAATCCATCGGAGGCTCACTTTGTGGTGTTTGATTACTCGATGCTTGTTTTTGCGCTTGCGGTTGCTGAGGTTGTCCCCATCCTTGATTCTGCTGTGACTTCTGGCTTCCTGCCTGATTACCACCGTTACCGCCTAACATCTGCATAGAACCGCCGACATTAACTACCACTTCCGTTGTGTATCGGTCTTGCCCGCTTTGGTCTTGCCATTTTCTGGTTTGCAGAGAACCTTCGATATATACTTGACTTCCTTTTCTCAGATATTCACCTGCAATTTCTGCTAATTTGCCGAAGATGCACACTCGATGCCACTCGGTTTTTTCTTTTATCTCACCGGTTTGTTTATCACGCCACGATTCCGATGTGGCTAGTGTGAGATTAGCGATTGCGCCACCTGATGGCATATAGCGGATTTCTGGATCCTGCCCCAAGTGACCAATGAGAATACATTTATTCACGCCTTTACTTGCCATCAGTACCTACCTCTTGTTTGGTTAGTTCTTCTTTTCTTAGCTCATACACTTTTTGAGCCTCCGCTTGTTCAGGTGTATCTCTAAGTGCTTTGTATGCTTCACTAAAGGCGATTTTTAACTCATCCATGTTTTGTGCTTCCGTTGCAATGCTCGTAAAGTGAGCTAGATCTATCTCTGCTTTAGTGCGTCCATCATTAAGCCAATCCATTAGCTTTTTACCTGTTAATTCATTTAACTGAGTAACTTCGGCGTTGCTGAACAATCCTGTTCTATCCTTGCTTGCCATTGCCGTGTGAGTTTCGTGATTTAGGTCTAGTACAGTCGTAAACTCATACTCAACCCCGTCACGCTGCTCTGATTTCATGCCAAGTTTATCTACGCCTTTCTTACCATTGCCTTTATCGACCTGAGCAGTTTCCGTTTTACTTCTCATCGTTGCGATAATATGCAGGTCAGACCGTAGTATCGCGTCGAGAAATGCATTGTGACGTGGTGTTATTTCGCTCCATGCTGACCACGTATTGCCTCGATACTTGGCTTTTGCTAACACATCGAGTAATTCTAGACATCCGCCTGTTCCACTCCATTCGTGAGTAATACTGTCGATTATCAAATTATCGTAGCCAGCTTCCTGCGCAACCCCGATAGCTTCAATAAATCGCTCTGGTGTGAATGGTGGATCTAACTCCAATACGTCAAAATTAAAACGGTCAGAGTAAAGAGAAGCACTTCCTTTTTCCGTATCAATCAATGCCGTTTTTCCGCCAAGTCCTTTGGCTATTTCCAGTGCTCCATAGGTTTTACCTGAGCCACTAGGCCCTGTTAAAGCGAGCCTTAATTTTGCTTTTTTTCGCATTGCCTTGGCGAATTTCATACTAATCTCCTAAGTATTGACCTTGACGTCGATCGCTTCCGTAGTAATCGACTTCAAACTTATTACTCGGTGCAGAATTCCTTTCCGCATCACGTAATGCCTGAATATGAGCAGGTAGAGGAGGGTGATTTTTCGATGCGTCCAAGTTCATGTGTAGCAGTTCCATTGCTAATCGTTTTTCCCTGTCTGGCGCACTCGTATTTGGCAAACACCCCTCAATCATTGCAATAGCTTGAGCCAGAGCTTCCTCTCTGTTTTTTGCTAATGACGGTGATGTTAATTGGGGGTATTTATCGGTAGGGTATGAGTTAGAAACGTTCATTGAAAATCTCCTGAAAAGTCCTTGAGAGGCATAGACAATCCTTGTCGTCCTAACACTTCCGTTTGATACATAAATTCATCGTGTTCGCGTTCCTGCGATTCTTTACGCTTCCTGCGTAATTCTTCTAGCCATTGTTGATGCTGAGTCACGCAACCCTCCTTAGCAGATTCATCTTAGAAACAGGTGCATCCTTGCTTGCTTCATTGACAATCCTGTCAATCTCTTCCTTGTCGAACTGCATAATCCATTGCAGAGCTTCAACTGGGTCGATTTCCGTTAATTTAGCCAGCTCAGCGAAACTTCCTGTCTCAATACTGAGTTTGCTACTTTCGTCAAATTCCATGACTGTTTTGTCGTCTACTACCCGAGTTCCGTTCGAGTAGCTGTATGAAATTTGCATAATCACCTCAACTTACAAATGTCGGTATTACGCCAACGGTTGTTACAATGACCACAGCTAAACTGAATAACCATGGGCTTGTACGTTTATTTTTACGTGCTTGAGGCGTAGTGATACGCACCGCCATGCCGTCACGCATAGCGCTGTAATAGTTAGTTGTCATGGTGACCCCGTTAGATGAGAGATAAGGCGGTTATCTGGTGTTGGCGAAGTGAAGGTGTATTAATTTATTTTTAATGATTTGAATTTTATTAGTATGTTTTTTTATTGAGTAATGTATTTATAATCGCTTTTTCAAATGATGATTTAATTGAATTTTCTCCAACTAAATTATCTGAGAAGTTATTTAGTAATAATTCTAATTCTGGAGTTTCTTCATGAACGTATATTTTTGTTTTTACTTTAACATGTGGTGATTTAATTCCATGTTCTAAAGTTAATTTTACGTTAATAACGACACTGGTTTTTTGTTTCATCATTTTTATTTCCTTTTAATGAATATAATTAATTACGAAATGTCTTGTTTATATATCTAAATATAGGGTGGGTTACTGCTGAACGAGGGATGTCATACTCCCTCCGTTATTAACTAAACACGATGCTAATCATCAAGCTTGAGTTTTTGAATTAAGTTACTCACCGCGGTATCTACTGCTTCCTGATCGATGGTGTCGAATAGCTTGTTGCGTGCTTCTTCCGCTTTATCAAAGCTTTCCTCGTCATCGTCGTCGTAATCTATCCATAATCCAAAGTCGACCTCAAAAATTTTCTCGGGCCAGCAATATTGCACCCCTATTTTTGACTCTTCGGAGTTATGTGCTTTCTTGATTAGAATCTGACGTCCATGTGACTCAAATTCCTTAAACCATATTTCCATCTCTATTTCCTATCTATTAATCAACTCGCCACAGCCCACCTTGATGGACTGTAATTAGTTAACTATGCCTGCTTTTAACCACGTCAGGCGAGGTGGTTCCTTACTTTCCACAGTCAAGGAAAATTGATATATTGGTTATTCCACAGTCAATATAGGAATGTTTTATGTCAGATGTAGTAATTGATCCAAAAGAAAACCCTGAATTAGCGGCTCAGCAATTAGTTATAGAATTGATTAAGGCTGAAAAAACAGCCATGATTAATGGAGCGGCGTCAAGATCAACAGTTGAGTCGATCATATTTGCTCACCAAAGTTTTACTAATTACTTTAAAAAACTTAAAGATAATTAATTGTCTTGATATAGCTTTATAAAAGCCACTGCCACAGAGCGAGCAAGTTCTTCTGCTTGCTCTTTATCTGGATTGTTATTGGTTATTAAACATGCCAATGTTTGGCTTGCAATCTCTTGAATTTTTACTGGTAAATCTTTAAATTTCATCTTACTTCTCCTATTTATCTCGACATAATATGTCACCTTAAATCTTATTGTTGTTTAGATGACATACTTCCATTCGTAATGGTTGCCTGAACTGTCTTAACCTCCTCAGACGGCAGAGGTCTATTACTCCCCAGTAATAAATCAGATATAATTAAGTTTCCCCAGTGATAGAAAGGATTAAATCAATGTCTAAAAAGGTTATTACCGAACACAACCCAGTAGAAAGAGTTGCTTTTGATATGGCGCTAGCTTTAGCTGCTAAACAGGATTCTATTAAAACCCCTGAGCAACTTATGGCTGAAATTGAATCGCTTTACCCTGAGTGTTTAGAGGTTGCTGAGAAGCAATACAAAAAAGAGACTCCACCTCCGATGGGGGTTTTGCTAAAAAGTACAATCTAAGACTTTAATTTCTCTATCTTTATGTGATGCATTTTTAAAAACTCTTCTAGCGGAACTAATTCCATAATGGTTGTTCCGCAATTTAGAGTTAATTTAGTGATTGGTTTCCCATCTGACCAGGTCTCTTCCTTTATTGAAGAAATACTTTCTGTCTTAAAGAAAATTCTTGTTCCATCGTTTCTTAGATATTCATACATTTTTAAGTTAATCATGTTTAATCCTATCTCGCCGTAACCCCGAACCCACTGCTCGGCTGTTTTGTTTTAACTCCTGAAAATACTGCTACATTAGGTAAGCAACAGTTATCTCCACTTGGATAATGCTTTGTTGGTTTGAGAGAGAGAACAGGGCGTTCTTTCTTCTCTTTCACTGAGTTAGCTTTAGCAATTTCTTCTTCTTTCAGTTTGTTAGCTCTGAAAGATGCATATCTAGCGTATTGCCTAGCCTTGAATGAGTTGCTGTTAACTTTCTTAACGCTAACTGGTGTTGGGTTGCCTTTAAATTTTTTTGGTGGTTGATAGTAAATTTCCACATAACCTCCGTTATTCTTTTACTTACCATAGACCACTCATTGAATGACCTAGAATTAGTATTCTTGCGCTTACATACCTAACATCTGCCAGTGTTGCCTATTCCTATCTGTAATCACTCTCGTGCAGTAGTAACATTCTCACTAGCCAGATCGTGCCTAGTGATACGTCGCATTTTTGCGTAAGGGTCTAAACAGGGTAGGTATGCTGTTCCGACTTTCCAAATTATTAAAGAACATTAGGCTGTTTTTCATGTTGCTTGCCTTTGATGAGTTATATTTAAAACTATAGTTGTTTTATTGTCAACAACCAAAGTTGTTTATAGTTGTGTTTTTATATTAGTTTGGTTTTATTTGGTTGTTTTTGTTGGTAATTTATTTTCAAAAAAATCTCAGATTGGAATGCAGATCACTTCTTTGGCAGGGAGAGGGTACAAAAAAGCCCTCGCGGGGAGGGCTGGGGTGTGATGCTGAATAAAAATTAATCTTCTATTTCAATATTGTCATCTAAATCGTAAAAATTAATTGTAGGGATTTGTATTTTTGGATAGTCACAGTTAGTAATTACCGTTTCTATAAAAGTTTTGATATAAGGATATGTGTAACTAGGAATTGATGTTTTTATCTCGGACGAATCCTTAAAGGTATCATCTACTTCGCCATCAATATCGAAGTCAAAATCATATTCTAAATATAAAGCAAAAATGCTTTCAATACTTAAATTAACTATATATCTGATTCTTATCTTTTTTTTGTCATTTTTATTTACAAAAAGCTGATCCTCGAAAGAAAATTCTTGTTGTAGGTTTTCTTTTTTCTTTTTCTTTATTTTATTTTCTTTTTCAATCGGCTCTATAGAGAGTTTGTGCACTCTCTTATTAGTAAGTTTTATCTTCATGTTTCTATCCCACAAAACAATAGTCACTTTTAACAGATTCAGTTTCTTTTAATTCTGGCACACTTGCCTGACGATAAGCTTTTATTACAATCTTATCACTCTCATTGAAGGTAAGCTTTTCGGAGCATTCATCAAAAATATAATCCTTTACATATTTTTTTATTGATGAGCCAAATTTTCTCATTCGAGATAATGAATTTTCATAGTTATCCTGATCAGATACTTCAGGTGTTATAGCGAAATTAAATTTTTCTGATGTTAATTTTGCATCTATTTCAAGCCACTCAACGTCATTCATGTCTTGAATTAGTATATCAGCTGGTATGCCAAGGCCATCATGTAGTCGCCTTATCATCGATAAACTTAGTGGTCTTTTTCTATTTAACACTTCAGAAACTTTAGATAAAGAACCCATGAATTGCGTCATGTCTTTATTTGTTAATCCTTGTTGTTCCATTCTGAACTTTATTGCATCAATAGGATCTGGCTTTGAAATGGGGTAATGCTTGCTTTCATAGTGCTCTATAAGAATTCCTAGCAATTCAAGCTCGTCGAATTCTTTAGTACCTTCTATTGGGTTTCTCTCTGCAAGCTCAATAATCCTCGTCATAAATGACTGCAGATCATTATCATTCTTTATGAGTCGAGGTGTAAATTCATTCATTTTAGCCCCCATTTATCGTATTCTGCATGAGTTCCAATTTTTTCAATTATTACCATATCATTTGAGTAGATAACTTGAACTAAAAGCCTAAAATCATTTCCTTTTATATTAAAAATAACACGATTTTTAGCTAAGAAACTAGCAGACGAATATTTGGTTTTAATATCATGCGAGGTTTTCCATTTAGATCTTACAGCTTCATCGTGCCATGATTCTAAAGGAGCCTTTGCTTGATTATGTTTTGTGTAAAAGGCAATAATCTTTTCTTTTCCTATTATTCTCATAGCAAGTAATTCAGGCCTTTATTCAATCTTATATGTTTTTTCCCAAAATGGGAAATATTATTTTCGCCACACCCTAAAACGTGTCGTCAGGCCATTGTGTTAGCCGTGGAACTTATAAGTAATAGACTGGCTAACTAGCACCTTAGCGCATATATAAAGCCCATTAAGAGCATCTTCGTCTAGATACCAAGTTTCATATCTAGGGTTGTCAGATATAACTGCTAGGCGCTTATACTGTTTCTGCAATCGCTTTATGTAGAGCTGGTTATCCAATACGAACACATAAATCCCGTCACCATCAAAAAAGTTTGTGGTTATATCTACGAATATCTGATCCCTAGGTTCGAACGTTTCAGCCATTGAATCACCTTTTACAGTGATCATCTTTATCGTATTTGAAGGTCTTCCACCGAATAATCTTTTTGCTTCATCCGCTGAATACTCAATAGCCGTGATAGTCTCGATAAAATCATCGATAACCATCACGCCAGCACCTGCACTCGCTTCTACGTCTAGTATTTCAACCTTATAAGCATTACTAATACCCCCCCCTTCATCCGAGTGCGTACCAGTACTTATGTTGCTGACTTCCGAACTATGGATAACAGGAATAGTTGGCTCTTCGCCATTACCAGACGACAACCATTCAGGAGAGACCCTCAGAACTTTAGCTATTTCTATTAATTTTGTTGAATTTTGTGCATTTCCAACCTCAATCTTTTGAATTGCAGCCTGTGATATACCAACAGCCTCGCCTAGTTCTTTTTGAGATAAGCCCGACAATTTACGAGCTTTTTTTAATCGTTGTGCAAGAGTAGTTTTCATAGTCTTAAATATACAACCGCAGTTGTTGGCATTCAAACAAATATAGTTGTTGATTAAAAACAACTAAGGTTTTATTATATGTAAAATAAACAACGGAGGTTTTTTATGAACGAAGCAATTAAAACCGCCATTGATATTGTAGGGACACAAAAAAAACTAGGTGAAGCATGTGGCATAACACAGCAAGCAGTTTTTAAGTGGCTACATAACAAGGCAAAAGTATCACCTGAGCATATCCCATTAATTGTTAAAGCTACAAACGGTCAAGTTAAAGGAAAAGATATTCGCCCTGACTTACCGCACTTATGGGATTTGGGTAATAAATACTGGTAACACAATCGCTCTTTAAAAATTCATGCAGTGCCTTTTGACTTCAATCGGCAAATTATTATCAACAATCCGCTCATACGGAATGAGCCACGGATCATTACTGCTGTTCCCAATATGGGAAGTAATCTAAGAAGGACTTTAACAAATGGAATGTGCAAAAAATATCAAAGTAGAGTGCTCATCAAACGAATTGATGACGTTTTACATTCAACAAATGTATTCAGTCGGTAATAACGGACTCGCTAAGGCGCTAGGAATACACCCTTCAAAATCCAGTCGAGATAAAGCCAGAATATTCGATTTAGCTTGCCAGTTGGTAAGTAAGTTCGGATTACCCCCTGACTCTGTAAATATCAGCGATAAGCCAACGAAAGTTGTTCTTGAAGGTGATTATGCAGAAAGGGTTATTCAGGCTCTTGAAGGGAAGGGAAAGGTTAAAAGAAAAGCCCCAGCAGTAACTGAGGCTTCTCAACAAATGGACTTAACCATTTAGACTAACAAATACACTGTATCAATAACCAGTATTAAAGGGAAGCTGATTTCTAGCTTTCCTTTTGCTGATACAGCTTAGGAATGGAGAAATTATACCATGAGACAAAGAATAAATCATGAATTTAATAGCTGTGATGAGCATAAAAACATCATGAGAAATAGGCTATTACAAGAAATAACCCCACTAGGTTGTCAGCGTTTAAAGGAAGCATTGAAAGACGCAAAATTAAGGAAAGCACATCGGGATAAGTTATTAGGAGAGCGAAAATGAGTATGCTTCTAATGGCAAAAGCCATGCAATTACAGGTGGGGAGTACAGCACAAAAAATGGTGCTACTGAAACTTGCCGATAATGCCAATGATAAAGGTGAGTGCTTTCCTTCTTATGAGACTATTGCACGTCATTGCGAAATTAGCCGTCAAAGTGCGATAAACCACATTAAAAGTTTATGTAAAAAAGGGTTTGTTCGTAAAGTTACGCGAAAAACAGATAAGGGACATACTTCCAATTTATATATTTTAGATTTGGAGGCTAAATCTCTTGATGACGGTAGTCAAAATACAGTACCACCTAGTCAAAATTCTGTACCAGAGGTAGTCAAAGAATTTGACCACGGTAGTCAAACTGTTGGACTAGGGGGTAGTCAAAAAATTTTACCCAGAACCAGTCAGTCTTTTAACCAGTCAATTAACCCTAAAAAATTATCGTCTGACGACTCGAAACCTGCAAAGCAGATTTCAATTAATCGACAAGCTAAAATTCCTTATCAGGAAATCATGCAAGCCTTCAACGAATCGGTAGGGGATAGATTACCCAATGCCGAATCACTGAATGACAAACGCAAACGAGCAATATCCAAATTCCTGAAAGAGCTCAAAGAACCCACAGTTGAATCAGCTAAAAATTATTTTGATTATTTTATGGAAACGGCGAGTGCTTGGTATTTTGGCGAAAATAATCGGGGTTGGCGAGCGAATTTTGATTATTTACTCAGACCAGAAACGGTACTCAAAACAAGGGAGGGAGCACTGTGATGAACCAAGTTCCGAATAATTTAATGGCGGAACAAAATGTCATTGGAGGACTCCTGCTCGACCCGCAAAGTGATAATGCGCAATCAATTTTTTCACTGCTAAAACCTGAAGATTTTTATGCCCGACACCATCAAATTATTTATCTCACTCTGCGAGAAATGTATACCCAACGTATGCCAATAGACATCATGACGGTGACGGATTATCTGGAGTCAAAAGGGCGAATTAATCAATCAGGTGGTTTTGCCTATCTTGCTGAGATGGCAAGAGAAACACCGAGTATTGCTAACATTATGGCTTATGCGAAAAAAATCCGAGAGTGTTCCGCACAGCGTTTTGTTATCGAAAAGACGGTTGAAATTCAAAAACTCATGATGGTGCCAAGTGAGTTAAGTTTTACAGATAAAATTGAACAAGCACAACGCTTGCTTGATGAAGCCACTTCGTTTGGAAAAATGGGAAAAAAAACAGGGTTGCGCCGAATTGATGATGTGTTGGATGATGTTTTTACCGACATTTGTGACCGACAAGATAACCCAGAGAAACATCGAGGATTAAAAACGGGATTTAAAGATTTTGACCGCCTATTAAGCCCGAAACAGATTGTTATCGGTTCACTGTTCGTGATTGGTGCTCGCCCTAAGATGGGGAAAACAACCGTTCTCACTGAAATGGCAAAAAATGTCTCACAACAAGGTAAGCCTGTATTGCTGTTCAGCATGGAAATGACGGATAAACAGCTTGTTGAACGGACACTAGCCCAACAAACCCAGATTAATTCAGATAAATTTTACCAAAAGTTAGAGGAGCATGAATGGGATAGGCTTTGCAGTGCCATCGGTCGCCTTAAAGATGAGCCCAATATTTGGGTGGATGATACACCTGGCATGTCCTTACAACACATTCGTTCTGAAAGTCGGAAAATCAAACGCAAAGTCGGTGATATTGGGTTTATTGGTGTCGATTACCTCACTCTGATGCAAGCGGGAAAAGCTGACCGTAATGATATTGCCTATGGTGAAATCACTAAGGGGCTAAAAATATTGGCAAAAGAGCTCAATACGGTGGTTGTGTTGCTTGTACAACTGAATCGGGGATTAGAAAACAGGGCTGACAAACGTCCCGTACCAAGTGATTCAAGAGACACAGGACAAATCGAGCAAGATTGTGATTATTGGTTAGGCATTTATCGTGATGCGGTGTACCACGATAATGCGGATGAAACGCTGACCGAGATGATTTTAAGGCTCAATCGACACGGTAAAACAGGCACGGTGTATGTTGACCAACAAGGATTGAGTATTACACCAGTTGATCAATATATGGCTGCTTATCGCGCTCAACCGAAACGAGAGCCTAAAAGGTATTGTGAAAAATCGTTTTAACTCATGAAAGTAAAAAGGAGACCTCGTGACAGATGATATCTGTCTCCATAAATCCAATCTCAACAGTATTTTCAAAGTGCTCTCCGAAATCGTGACAACAGGTAAACGCTATCGCATCAAAATCACCGAGTGGCGTGATTTAAGAACCATACCAATGAATAAAACATGGCGTATGTGGATGGAAACCACAGGCGAGTGGTTACGTGCACGTGGCGTTGTTATCGATATTAAAAATGGCTTCGGTGAAATCGTTTTATCAAAGCCCATTACTAATGAAGAAACGCATGAATATTTCGTTGGACATTGGTTAGGGCGCAATGAAAACGGTGAGCGTGAAAAAACCAGCAAGATGGATAAGGAAAGGATGCTTTACATGATGGAGAAACATGAACAATGGTGCATTGAGAAGGTAATTCCGATCATCATTCCTAGCAATTCTGAATATATGAATTTGAAAAGAAATCAAGAGGAATAATTGCTGATGGACAAATCAAAGGAAAACATAATGAAGTCGCTAAGGCGACGGCGCTGTAAAATATGTAGAGAATGGTTTCATCCCAAATACAGTAATATTTGGTGGTGTTGCCCAGAACACGGCGCAGAACTGGCAATAAAACGAAGGAATAAGGAAAAAGAAAAAGCGTTAGTAAAACTCAAAAAGGTACAAAGAGAAAAGGAAATCAAAGCAAGAGACAAACTCAAAGCCCGCAAGTTAGCAGTAAAACCTACCTCATATTTTATCAAACAAGCTCAAACTGCGTTTAATCAATATATCAGGCTCAGAGATCATGATGAGCCTTGTATTAGTTGTGGTGAAACTAATCCTCCAGATTTACATGGAGGACAATGGGATTGTGGCCATTTCTTATCTGTGGGTTCACACCCTGAGCTGAGATTTGATGAACGTAATGCATATAAGCAATGTAAATCATGTAATGGTGGAGCAGGGCGATTTACGCATAAAAATGCCAGTGTAAGTCAAAAGTATGAGGAAAAACTTATCGAAAAATTTGGTCAAGAATTAGTTGATTGGCTACGAGGGCCTCATGAGCTTCCGAATTGGCGACGCGAAGATTATATCCAGATACGAGATAAATACAGAGAGAAGGTCAGGCAATTAAAACGAGAAAGAGAGATAAAGGTGTAATTGATTAATTAATAGGCAACAAGGTAACAAATGGTTGGGAGAAGTCTGTATGAGAGATATGCAGGAAGTTTTATCACGTTGGGGTGCGTGGTCAGCAAATGAGGGTAATAGTGTGGATTACTCGCCAATAGCTGCAGGGTTTAAAGGATTATTACCAAGCACAAATAAGAGTCGCGTTTCTTGCTGTGATGATGATGGAATAATTATTGATTCAGCGGTTGGTCAATTAATAAAAGTAGGAAGAAAAGATGAATACGATTTGATAGAAAAACATTATATAAAGAATATTTCAAAATCAGCAATCGCAAGGGATATGAAGTGTTCAGAGGGTAAAATTAGACAAAAACTTATGATAGCTGAAACCTTTATTGATGCTTGTTTAATTATGGCTGGCGCAGTTTTAGAAATGGATGAATGGACAAATAAAATAACAATTGATAGTTAAATGCTTTTCGTTACGAAATTTGGGTGCTAATGTGATAAGAGTGAATTCGTTGTCACTTAACTTATAGAATGAGACCTTGCCGGTTTATTGTGCTATAATTGTGGTTCATATACACAGTTTTACACAAGACTAAGAGAGGCATGATGTACGAATTAATAACGATAGATGTATCCACTGACCTTCCTAAAGGGCTTGGAGCAAAGCGCTATAATACCCACCCAAGAATTGGTGAATGGGTTGAAATGGATATAAATGAGAAAGGCACTATGTTTGAAGTTGTAATGGTGGCCCACTCAGATAGCGGTGCTGGTTCTGATATTTATGTAAGAAAATTAGGGCTTACATCACAAGCAGTTAAAACTCTTTGTAATAAATAGACTATTGCAACCAATTAGTAATATTTTTAAAGATCACTAAAGTGGTCTTTTTTATTCTTAAAAAATAAGACTTGCTGTTCTCTTTGGTCAGAGTTACATGTGTAGTTATGCACAATAACTCACCAAAGGTATAAAATATCATGTTAAAACAGTATGATATGACAGCGCAGGCAAGTTGTGTACTTGAAACAATCTCAAAAAATGATTGGCAAACAGTACAAGCGATTTCAAATCAAACTGGGTTAAGTAATGAAAATTGTGAGTTTCTATTAACTCAGTTTGAAATAGCAGGGGTTGTCGCAAAGCAAGGAAATAGCTATATGCGTACAGCCTAAAAAATAGAAAGAATTTATAAAGCTGGTGGCTTAATGGTCATTGGCTTTTTTATTGCGTAGAAAAGGACTTCTGATGCAACTATTTAACGACGATGCACTCTCTGTATTAAAAGCACTACCTGATAACTGCATTGATTTAATCGCAACGGATCCACCTTACTTTAGAGTGAAATCGTGTGCATGGGATAATCAGTGGGATAGTGTTGAGGTTTATTTATCGTGGCTTGATGGTGTTCTTGCTGAATTTTGGCGGGTATTAAAACCCAATGGCAGTTTGTATTTATTCTGTGGCTCTAAATTGGCATCAGATACTGAGTTGCTTGTTCGTGGGCGATTTAATGTATTAAGTCATATCATTTGGGCTAAATCATCAGGGCCATGGCGACGACAAAATAAAGAAAGTCTACGCGCATTTTTTCCTTCAACAGAGCGAATACTCTTTGCTGAACATTATCAAAAGCCAGTCACAGCTAAAGGTTCTGAATTTTCTTTAAAATGCAAAGAACTAAAGTTAGACGTATTTAAGCCATTGATTTATTATTTTAGAAATGCTCGTTTAGCACTGCAGGTGAGTGCAAAAGAAATAGACCAGGCAACAGGTAAGCAAATGAGTAGTCACTGGTTTGGTAGTAGTCAGTGGCAATTACCTAGCGAAGAAGACTATAAAAAGTTACAAACACTGTTTACACACATTGCTGATAAACAAGAAAAGCTATCACCATTATCTCGTCACTTTAGTGAGTTAGAACGAGAACAACTCACTTTACAAAAAGACTACCAAGAATTAATAAAAGAATATGGTTTATTAAGGCGTCCATTCTTCGTGACTGCAGATGTTCCTTACACCGATGTGTGGACTTATCCCCCTGTTCAATACTATCCCGGCAAGCACCCTTGTGAAAAACCATCAACCATGATGGAGCACATTATCAATTCAAGTAGTCGTGAAGGAGATCTGGTTGCTGATTTCTTTATGGGGTCAGGAGCAACTCTAAAAGCAGCACTAAAACTTAATCGAAAGGTTTTAGGTGTTGAGCTTGAGAAAGAACGCTTTGAGCAAACAGAGCAAGAGATAAAATTGTTAACTTATCAGTAACGCTTACAGGTTCAACTATCTGGTAATTCAGTATAGCTTCTTTTTGAACCTGTAAATAATTTGTTATAGTACAGTGTTTTTTAAATAAAATTCGCTTGCATTCAAGTCAATAAAGTCTTTGGGAGGGAGGTATATTTTTCCTTTTTCATGAATAATAAACTTATATCTATATTCCATTTCATCTTTGAATTTTGATGGTTTATAAAAGTCAATATTTTCTATTAAATCAATAAATTCATTATATGATGGGAGATTATTTTGGGTAATATGCATCACTCGGTCGATGTATTTTATTGGGCGGTGTTGGAGTTGAACTGAAAAACCAAATTCAGATAGGGGTCTATTTCTATCAGGAAAGAAATTAAAATCAGCTAATTTTAATTGTTTAAGTATTAATTGAGATGTTTTAATACCAAATAGATCAATTTTATCTTTTGATATTTTCCAGTAGTCATTATACTCACTAAAGGACTGAGGTTTCGTAGGATTCATGGAGCAACAAAAGATATAACTATTGAGCCCAGAACGCTCTATAGTTACTTTTGCTGATTTAAATTTGACTCCATGAGACATCACATGATCGATTTCAACCTTATCAATATGCATAGAGACGGAGCCAGGAAAACTAGGTGGTGGCTCTGAAGTATCTCCGAATCTAATTCCAGACTGAAAAAATAAGTTTGCAACTTTTGTTGGAAGGATTATTCCATCAGAAAAATCGATTTGAATTGTGAAGGTACCTTCTTTTTCATCTCTCAGTGAGTTATTTTCAATTTTTCTAAAATGATGAAGAGCGCCTAAGCGTAACGTTGATCCTGACATTAAATTGTATTTTTTATCACAGTATTTAAACAATTCCATTTTCAAACCTACTTTAGAGTAAAGGGATATCATTTCATATGATAATAAAAACTCAAGGGTTGACGATGAAATATTGGATAAGTGTGTCAAAGTGCCTCAATGCATTAGTTTAACTTATTTATTTGCGGTAAAATCATACTGCTGATGTTCAGCTTAAAATCACTGCATGAGGTATTTATGAAAAATGGTATTTATTACGTTACCTTTCGAAGCAACATGCAAGACTTTGGAAATGGTACTGTAACTGTTAGAAACGATATTGTTAATGGTGGTGATTTTGCTTATTTATATAGAGGCAAGGTCAATAATAGTCAGGTTGTATTAACAGTAGAAAGACATAATAGATCAGCAACCTCAGTATTTGGAGATATTGATAAATTTAATCTTATTTTGAATATCTCTGAGTCAGGAAATAACTATGAGTTATCTGGTCATGTTGAAGGTATGCAGCAGATGCAAATCTCAATTAGTGCTAAATTTATCGGGGAAGTAATTGAATGATTCTCCGGTGTCAAATCAAGGTCGCTAAGGCGGCCTTTTTTATTGGAGAAAATATGAAAAATTTATTTATTAATCTATGTATAAAGCTATCTGGTAAGACTAAAGAGCAATTAAAATTAGCTTGGTCATTTCATTATTTTGTTACCCGTTCTAAATATAAAGCTTATTGGCGAGCAGTATTTCATTAATTATCGAAAACCTCATGCAGAAATATTGATAATTGCACACTAGGTGGAGTTGTGCCCACCATCTATTTCCACATTGCAGACCACAGTATCAATCACAAATTAATCACTTCACACAAGAGCTGTGAGTCGGCACCTTATTAACTAAATAAATCGGTAAATGTTATGTCAAAAGAGATAAGCGAATTACAGTTTAGTCTTCACTATGCCTCAGAAACAGACAGTGAAAAGAATACCTCCATCATTTTAACGGCGAATATCCATACGGCTGATGGTGAAACTCAACAACTGACACAATTAATTTGCACGACATCTTCCGCAGGTAAAAAGCAATATCGAATCGGCTTGCAAAAAATTAGTGATGCTGGTGCTCCATTGCTGGTGGCGATTGAATCCTATTGGCGCAAAAACACACAAGAGAGTTGTGTTTATTTGTTAGAGAAAGCGAAGCAATTTATTCAAGGACACTTACAACAAACGAATACATGGATATCTATGTATGGTCTTGTGATTGTTTCTAATGCGTCACTGGAAGAACAGTTGCCTGAAGGTTTATTAAAGGCACTTAAAGTATCAATCCCCGCCTAATTTTTTTAACACTTTCACACTAATCATCAACGGACACTCCTCTGGGGGTGACTATGCGTATGGAAAAATTAACCAATGTAACTTATGGAACAGCAGGCCTAACGGCCTTTTTTGCCAGTCTTTCGTTATATGAATGGGGATTTGTTATCGGGATGGCGTTCAGCATGGTTCTCGGTTTAGCCACTTACTTTATGACTCGTCGAGAACAACGAAAACGCACTCAATTATTTGAAAAGCTTGTTCGTCATGTTGACCCACAAAACCCGACCGAAACCTTAAAAAAGCTTGCTGAATTAATGGTGAAAGCGCCAAAGGATATTTAATGTCTCTCAAACAGAAAATAGCGGTGATAACAACAGCAGGAGCAACAGCCATCGCGTTAGTAGTAATAGCCCATTTTGAAGGTGTACGTTATGAGCCTTATCGTGATGTGGCGGGTGTTCTAACAGTTTGTTATGGCCACACTGGAAACGACATCATTCAAGGTAAGACATACACACAACAAGAATGTGATGCGTTATTACAAAACGATTTTATTAAGACACAACAGCAAGTCGATGCATTAATCAAAGTACCACTCGATGACTACACTAAAGCTGCTTTATATTCCTTTGCTTTTAATGTGGGTGCTACCGCATTTGCTCGCTCAACATTACTCAAGAAACTAAATGCAGGTGATAGAACGGGTGCCTGTGAAGAAATTAAACGTTGGGTATATGCGGGTGGAAAGGTTTGGCGAGGGCTTGTCAGTCGTCGAGAGGCGGAGTCAGCACTATGTCATGGAAACCTTTAATCGTCATTATCGGCTTTATCCTTGCATTATTCATTACAGTCGCTGGTGGCATTTATCTCTCGATTGATAACTCATGTACTAAAGATCACGTTAGTTTAGAAAAACGTTGTCAGATTGCACTCTCACATCATCGGTACTAATCATGAAATACGGGAAACTCTATGCCATCATCGCGATGGTAGGCATTATTGTGGGTAGCTATTGGATGATTAGCTGGCAAGCTAACAGGATTAATTTACTGATAGATACCAACAAAAAACTGACAGTGGCTCTCGAAGAACAGAAGTCTATTAATACTGATTACCAAGCACGCATAATGCGATTAAACCAACTGGATATTCAATATACGCAGGAGCTAGCGAATGCTAAGAATGAAATTAGTCACTTGCGTGATATTAGTGAGCGTCATCCAGAGCGGGTGTACATCAAAGCCGAGTGTCCCAAAGTCAAAACCACTCCCTCCACCAGCTTGGCTTATGCAACCACCGCCCGACCTACTGACACCGCTATCCGAAATTATTGGTTACTCAGAGAGCGAATTGCAGAGTCAGAACAGATGATTAAAGGGTTGCAGGATTATATCAAACAAGAATGCATGGAATAAAAAAAAGCCCAGCATGGGTGCATGGGCAAACTAACAGGATATTAATCAAAGTATAGTGATAATTACTTAGTATAGCTTAAGTAAATATATATATCAGCAATTAGATAAGTCGTTTATCCATTAAGGAGAGTGATCATATCTTGACTGCTAGGAACAGACTAGAAGTGGCTTGGCAGTGTATCGCTAAGCTGCGAACTCTACGCATTTCATTCTGTGCATTCACCGCGCAATTAAAAACACTCACAGAACCTTACAGAAAGTCGAACCTGAGAAAAACCGTTAATGGTGTTTTCTGTGGGGCGGTTATTTCTGGTGAACAGGTTCGCTTTTCTATAAGGATTTACACCATGAGCAAATCATTAGTTTTCAAAGGTAATGAAATTACTCCATTTGATAATGGTGATAATAAGATTTGGTTTACCAGCTCTCAGATGGCTAAGCTACTCGAATACAAAAATGAGAAGTCAGTAACCAATCTATATAACGCCAACAAAGACGAGTTTTCTGATGATATGACAATGGTCACTGAAACAATGACCAATGGAATAAACAACAACTTACGTAAGAAAAAGGTCAGGATCTTCTCTGTTAGAGGTGCACATCTAATCGGAATGTTAGCTAATACAGATGTAGCGAAATCCTTGCGTCGATGGTTACTTGATCTAGCTGAAAAAGAGTCAAAACCACAAACAGGGTTAGCAAACCTTGACATGAATGAGCTTAAAACCCTGACTATCAATGAGATGCAAAATAGATTAGTAGCAGCCGATAACTGGTCGTTCGAGAACTTTGGCAGGAAAGGTAGTGACTTAATGAATTTACGCAAGCGTCACTTAAAGAAAATACGCAAAGCGAAGAAGGCAATTAAAGAACTATCACAATTAACCTTGCCTGATATGGGCGAATTTCCAGATGGAGAAGAGCCAGCATGAACCACGAACAATTCATAGAGCAGAACGTACTAGCCGAGTTAAAAAAGCTCGGCTTTTCTTTACCTGTTTGTCGTAGAGCAAGTTACATGGCGGTAGATCATTATCGCCGAAGCTCTCAAGCAAGTAGAAAAGGGCGAATGTTTGACGACTGCTTACATATTGCCAAAGTGTGGGCGAGTAAGTTCGCTAAGGAGAAAGTATGACCAAACAAGAAAAAGCAAACTTATCCATTCTCTATCGTCAATTACAGCAATCACTTGAATACTTACACTGTGGAAGAGTTGATGATGGGAGAATAGTTGCTGAAATCGTCGAGCGCGAGTTAGGCAAGTTAGTCAACAAACAGAAAACCAAATAGGCCCTAGCGGCCTTTTTTATTTAAGGAATGGATATGGCTAAAAGACCAGATTGGGAGGCCATCGAGTCGGCTTACCGAGCTGGCGTGATGTCCATAAGGGAAATAGCCTCTCAATACGAGATAACCCATCAGGCGATAAGTAAGCGTGCCAAGAAAGAAGGATGGGAGCGAGATTTAAAGGCAAAGGTTAAGGCTAGGGCTGAAAACTTGGTTGCCAAAAGGGAGGTTGCCAGTCTGGTTGCCACCGAAAAGGCTATTTCAGAACGGCAACTTATTGAGGCTAATGCCGAGGTTATCGCTAATGTCCGCATGGAGCATAGAGGCGATATTCGAAGGGCTAGAGAATTAACCAACAACTTATTTGATGAACTATCTGCTGAATGTGCTGATGTGCCAGCCTTAAGAAAACTTGGCGAGTTAATGTTTAGTCCTGATGATAACGGACGCGATAAACTCAATGAAATTTATCATTCAATCATATCTCTCCCTGAGCGCGTTAAGTCAGCCAAAGCATTAAGTGAAACACTCAAAAACTTGGTTGGGCTTGAGCGTCAAGCATACGGCCTTGATGATGTTCAGCCGAATAAGACAGCTAGTCAGCTATCAGAACTAATGGACGACTTATCTAAGGAATAATCATGAGGCCAGAACATCTTGCATTATTAAGAGATAAGCTCTGGCGATTGAATCACCTCTACTGGATCACAAACAAAGAAGGTAAGCCAGTTCGATTTAAAATGACGCCTGAGCAACTCGAATATTTTGAAGGGATGCACACGCGAAACATTATCCTGAAAGCTCGTCAGCTTGGCTTTACTACAGAAGTCTGCATTATCCAATTAGACGCAGCGTTATTTGAGGCGGCTAAATGTGCATTGATAGCCCACACACTTAACGATGCTAAGCGACTATTCAGGGAAAAGATAAAGTATGCCTATGACAAGCTACCCGATGAAATCAAAGCGGCTAACCCAGCGAGTAATGATGCGGTTGGTGAGTTGGTGTTTAGCAAAGGCGGCTCGCTTTATATCAGCACGTCATTTCGTGGCGGTACACTCCGTTATTTGCACGTTTCTGAGTTCGGTAAGATATGTGCTAAGTATCCAGAGAAAGCCCGTGAGATTGTCACTGGCGCATTTGAGGCGGTATCAAGCGATTGTTTTACGACGATTGAAAGCACAGCGGAGGGTCGAGCAGGTTATTTCTTCGATTATTGCCAGTCTGCTGAGAAAGCGCAAATTCAGAATAAGACTCTCTCTAACCTAGACTGGAAGTTCTTTTTCTTCTCATGGTGGAAGAATCCAGAGTATGCCATTAACCCTGTTGAGCCATTACCCCAGCGGTTAGTTGATTACTTTGATGAGATAGCCAGCAAACATGGTGTTCAATTAAACGAGCGCCAGAAAGCATGGTATTACGCCAAAGAGAAAACGCTTGGCGACGATATGAAACGGGAATACCCGTCAATACCGTCTGAGGCATTCCAACAATCGGTTGAAGGCGCTTACTACGCCAAGCAGTTCCGCTTCCTGTACGAAAATAAACGCATTGGCACACTTCCTGATAACTCGCACTTACCGGTTCACACGTACTGGGATATTGGTGTGGGTGACTCAACGTCAATTTGGTTTATTCGTGAAGTGGGCGAGGAGTTCCACATTATAGACCACTACTCAAACAGTGGTGAAGGTCTACGGCACTACATGAAAGTACTGAAAGACAAAGGCTACACATATGCAAGTCACAATGGCCCTCATGATATCGATAACCGTGAGTTTGGCTCGGATGCGAAATCTCGGCGTGAATTAGCGCGTGAGGGGTACGAAATCGACGGACAAATTTACTCAATCCGATTTGAAGTAGTGCCGAAGCTTTCAGTTGATGAAGGTATCGAGGCAGTACGTGAAATTCTGCCACTTTGCGTGTTTGATGAGCATAAATGTAGTGAAGGCATTGCTCATCTAGAAGCTTATCGTAAAGAGTGGGATGACAAGCGAGGCTGTTGGAAAGATAAACCGCTTCACGATTACACGTCGCATGATGCTGACGGATTTAGGTATTTTGCGGTGAGTCGCAGAAATACCAAGCGTCCAGCATTCGAAATTAACCTAGGAACAACCTTCTGATGAGTACAACAAATGTAGATTTCACTCGACCGGAGTATAAAACGGCTGCTCCTCAGTGGGAGTTAGTGCGCTCTGTTTGTCGAGGTGGTGAGGACATAAAAAGCTATCTTCCTGAGCTTGAAGAACAAGATGGCAAACGCAAAAGGAAACGCAATAAAGACTATCAGGACCGTGCTGTGTTTTACCCAATAACAGGTAACACCCGTAACGGTATGATAGGCATGGCATTTAAAAAAGATCCCTTAGTTGCTGTTGTCGAAAAGCTTTCGTGTTTAAAAGATGATGCTGATGGTGCGGGCTCAAGTATTTATCAACTCGCTCAGTCCTCGCTTGAGTCGGTATTAGAGGTAGGGCGACACGGGCTATATGTTGATTACAATAGTGATTCTAAACTTCCGTACATATTTCAATATCGAGCTGAAGATATCATTAATTGGCGTACAGCGCGGATTAATGGGCGCACGATGTTAACGCTGGTGGTATTGCGAGAGACAATTGAAGAAGAGGACGGATTTGGATTTAAAGATGCAATTCAATACCGAGTATTAGCGATAGAAGAAGGTAAGTTTATCTGCCGCGTGTATCGCAAGCCCAGTGGAAGTAGCGTTTTTGAAATTTCTTCTGAGTATATACCTGCGCGTGCTGGTAACGGTGTGTGGAATGAAATTCCATTTACATTTATTGGTGCACAGAATAATGATCACACTATTGATGAAGCCCCACTTCTAGGATTGGCAAAAATCAACCTAGGGCATTATCGAAACTCTGCTGATTATGAAGATTCTGTTTTCTTCTGTGGGCAAATACAACCTTATCTAGGTGGGCTAGGAACAGAATGGCGTGACTATCTAGAAAAGAAAGGCGTTATGGTTGGTTCTCGCTCGCCAATTATGTTGCCAAAAGAAGGTTTCTTTGGTTACGCTCAGGCTCAACCTAACATGCTGGCAAAAGAAGCAATGGACAGTAAACGCGATTATATGGTTGCGCTCGGTGCTCAATTGGTTTCTGCTGATAGCAAAGTTAAAACGGTTATTCAGTCTGTCGGTGAACAGAACGCACAAACCTCTATCCTGAGCACCTGTTGCTCTAATGTTTCCGATGCATGCAGTAAATCGCTAATATGGTGTGCTGAATACTTAGGTTTAGATACTGCAGGCATTTCGTTTGAGATTAACAAAGACCTCGTTAATCACATTGCCGATAGTTCGATGATCCGTGAAATCGTCGCAGCATGGCAATCTGGCGCAACGCGTAAATCTGACTTAGTGAGAAGTTTGCAGAAATATGATGTTATCGACCCCGCTGATGATGTTGATGTGGTGGTGGATGAGCTTAATAATCAAGAGCCGACAATGGTAGGTGAGACATGAGATCAGTGAATGAGCGGTTAATGGATGAATTGATTGCTCACTCCCTGTTTTCTGGTCGCTATTCTACAGGGGTGGCTAGACGCATGATAAAGGCACTTAATGAGTTTGATGCTGAATTAACTGCTTCACTTATAGTGTCTTTAGATGATACCTCCATCGATGTTAATAGTTTCACTGCAAGGCGATTGGAGTCGTTGCTGTCCAGCGTTAGAAGTATTAATAAGCGTGCAGTTGATAGTGCTTTTTCATTGTTAACAGAAGAAATGAGAGCGCATGCATTATATGAGGCTGGCTACTACCCATCACTGTTTGATGCTCTACTACCTGATGTTGTTCTACGCAAATATCCACTAATGAGCATTACAGAGGAAATGCTATTTTCCTCAGTCATGTCTCGCCCATTTCAAGGGAAATTACTTTCTGAATGGGCTGATGGATTAGAATCAGATCGCATGACACGCATAAATAACGCTGTTCGGAATGGTTATTTAAATGGTGATAGTGCGGTAGAAATCGGACGTAAAATCAGAGGACATGCAAACCAAGGTTATAAGGATGGCGTATTGCAACTAAGCCGAGCTAATGCGACGACAATAGCTAAAACGGCCATTAGCCATTTACAAGCAACAGCGCGAGATCAGTTTGCTGATGCCAATAAAGACATTCTTGATTGTAAACAATGGTTATCTACCCTCGATAATAAAACATCTCACGATTGCATTATTCGGGATAGGTTGAGATACACGCTGGAAGGTAAGCCTATTGGTCATAAAGTTCCTTATCTACAAGGCCCCGGAAAAATCCACTTCAATTGCCGCTCAACAGAAACGCTGGTTACCAAATCGTGGCGTGAATTAGGTATCGATTTAGATGAGATGGACGCAGGAACTCGTGCCTCAATGGACGGGCAGGTGCCAGCAGATACCAATTTTCTTGATTGGATACAACGGCAACCTGAATGGCGACAGCGTCAAGTTTTCGGAGAAACGCGATTCAGACTAATGAAAGAGGGCGGTATGCATCCTTCTGAGTTTTATACCGATAAGGGAGAGTTTATTTCACTAGAGCGACTTAGAGAGATAGATGGGCATGCATTTAGAGAGGCTGGATATAGCTAATCAATAAACCATTTAACAAGGTCACCTCGGTGGCCTTTTTTATTACCTAAACTCAGCTCAGGGCTGAGTTATTACAACGCGCTAGGCGCATCTAATCCCAAGGGGAATCACATGTTATTTATGAATATCGAACGCAAATATTATTCACAGGCTGATGATGGTTCGCAAGGTGGAGGTGGTGGAACACCGGAAATCACTCCAGAAATTCAAGCTATTATCGACCAGCAGGTTTCAGGGCTAAAGGCTAAAAACAGTGAGTTGCTAGGCAAGCTCAAAGAGCAAGGCGATAACCTGAAACGTTTTGAAGGCATTGACCCAGACACTGTGAAGGGCATGCTTAAACGCTTTGAGAATGACGAAGAAGCCAAGCTCATTGCAGATGGCAAGATTGACGAGGTTCTCAATAAGCGCACTGAGCGTTTGCGTGGTGATTTCGACAAGAAGTTAAAAGAAGCAAGCTCTAAAGCTGAAAAGGCAGAGGCGTTTGCAAATAAATTCCGTGCTCGTGTGTTAGGCGATGAAATTCGTTCTGCAGCAGGGAAAGCGGGTGCATTAACCAGCGCTCAAGAAGATTTAATTTTACGTGCCAAAGGCATTTTTCAGATCAACGATGAAGGTCAGGCCGTAGCCGTTGATGAAGATGGCAATCCAATCATGGGCAAAGATGGTCGCACGCCATTATCACCTATTGAATGGATTGAATCCCTAAAAGAAAGTGCTCCTCACTTATTCCCCGCAGCCTCTGGTACAGATGCAGGGAAACATAAACAAGGTGGTGCACATTTTAAACGTTCTCAAATGTCCGCCAGTGACAAGGCTGATTATATTCGCCGATACGGGCGTGACGCATATTTAAAACTTCCAAAAGAGTAAGGAAATATAAGTAATGGCTACGATGACTAATAATGATTTAGTAATTTATAACGATTTAGCACAAACTGCGTTTTTAGAACGCCGTCAAGATAATTTAGCAGTATTTAATCAGGCATCAAACGGCGCAATTGTGCTGGATAACCTTTTTATTGAGGGGGACTTCCGTAAGCGTGCATTTTATCAGATCGGCGGTTCGATTGAGCATCGTGATGTAAACTCCACAGCATCTGTAGAGAACAAAAAAATCGGCGCGGGCGAATCTGTTGATGTAAAAGCACCTTGGAAATATGGTCCTTATGCAACGACAGAAGAAGCATTTAAACGCCGTGGCCGTGATGTATCGGAGTTCTCTGAGTTAGTGGGTACCGATGCGGCAGATGCTTCACTAGAGGGTTATATCAAATACTCTTTAGCTGCTTTAGGTGCCGCTATTGGCAATAACAAAGAAATGGTGGTGACTGCGGATATTGCGACAGATGGCAAGAAAACACTGACCAAAGGTTTACGCAGATATGGTGATAAGTTCAACCGCGTAAATCTGTTTGTTATGCACTCAACCACCTACTTCGATATTGTTGATCAGGCCATTGACAACAAAGTGTATGAAGAAGCGGGTGTGGTTATCTACGGTGGACAGCCAGGCACATTAGGTAAGCCTGTGCTGGTAACGGATACAGCGCCAGTAGATGCCATCTTTGGTTTAGTGCCGGGTGCTGTGACTATCACTGAATCCCAAGAGCCGACTTTCCGATCTTATGAAATCAATGACAAGGAGAACTTGGAAGTTGGTTATCGTGGTGAAGGCGTGGTTAACGTTGGCGTTCTGGGCTATAGCTGGGATGAATCAAAAGGAAAAAACCCTGATTTAACACAGTTAGGCACCGCAGGTAACTGGAAGAAGCATTTCACTAGCAACAAATTAACCGCTGGCGTCATGATTAAACTGACTGCCGAAGAGGGAAAGTAACCCTGTCAGCGGATAAAACGTCCGCTATCGCTGACAGTACAGATACAGTAACGATCACTCTTAATTACACCAAGGGCAGCTCTCCAGTCGAAGGAGCTACCGTTAATTGGTCTACAACAGGTGGCAAATTAAGCGTTACTTCATCTAAGACGGGCAAAGCTGGTGGTGCGACAGTGAAATTAACTTCTGATTCACAGGGTGAATTTATTGTCACAGCCACTGTTGATGGTGTTGCACAAAATACTGATGCAATTACATTCACAGAAAAAACTTCTCCAGACGAGTAATTTAAGGGGCTTTGTGCCCCTCTTTTTTTTGAGGTGAGCATGATTGATCCTGATAAGAACTCTCCAATATTTAATAGCTACGCAAGTGTGGATGATTTGAAGAAATACGCTGAGGATAGAAATATCACTTTGGCAGATAGTGGATTAGAGGCATTACTAATTACGGCGATGGATTATCTTGAATCGCAAAAATGGTTAGGTAAACGAACTAACCTAAATCAACCTTTATCTTTCCCTCGCTCAGGGCTATCTCGCGACGGTGTTGCCATCCCAAGCGATCAGATACCAAAGCAATTAATCCAAGCTCAATGCCGTTTAGCGATTGAATCAGTAGAAAATGACCTACAGCCCACGTTAGGCGCTGAAATCACCTCAGAGCGAATTGAGGGCGCTATTACTGTGCAATATGCCGAAGGCACTAATACTGGCGCACCAAACTTTCCTTGGTTAAAAGGTTTATTGTCTGGCTTGATTGATGTCTCGGATGGATTTGCCATTAATACATTTGCAATGAGGTAGCCATGAACATTTATCAACGTGGGCAGAGTACAGCATTAAGGATGTTGAAAAAATATGGCGTTTCCTATCAGGCTAAGCGTGATGGTAAGCATTGGGTTGATGATGAGGGGCAGGAACACTTTGAGCCAGAAACGTTATTTTCTGTTGTCGGGGTAAAAACGCAATATAAACCTTACGAAATCGATGGCACGCTTATTCTCTCTACGGATATTAAAATGATACTTCCTCCAGATATTGATATTCAGAAAGGGGATAAGGTGCTTGTCGATGGCGTTTGGTTGCGCGTTCATGAACCGAACCCTGTTAAACCCGCTGATATTATTATCTGCTATCAGTCTCAACTGAGGGCGTGACATGTCAGATCAGTTCATGAAGTCGATTAATATCTTTATCGACAAATCTAACGCAAATATTGAAACGGTTGTCAAAAATACAGGGTTTAAAATATTAGCGAAGCTTGTTGATATGTCACCTGTTGGAAATCCTGAATTATGGGAAGTTAATAGGGTTGCCTCAAACTACAATAAAGCAGTTTTTGAACATAATGAATATCTAAAACAAGATCCTAATAATTTAACACCAAAGCGACGTCAATTAAAAAAGCGTGTTCGTGTTAATGACTCTATGGATATTTATGTTCCTCCTGGTTATACAGGGGGGCGGTTTAGAGGTAATTGGCAGGTGTCATTTGATGCCCCAGCGGAAGGCGAGACGGGGCGCATAGATAAGTCAGGCAATATGACAAAGGCGTTAGGCAACGTTGTTATTGAACAATTTAAGGTAGGAATGAAAGCTATCTATTTCACAAACAATGTGCCTTATGCTTACCGCCTTGAAATGGGGCATTCGAAACAAGCACCTAACGGTATGGTTGCTGTGACTGCTGAGGAATTTAGTCAGTTTTTCAACTCTGCCGTATCGGAAACTAAATCATGAATCAGTCAACGATTAATACTGAAATACGAAAGCTGGTGGCGAGTATTGGCAAGGATTTAAATCTTAAAATCGCATGGCCCAATCTTCCTTTTAATGATATTAACGATCCCTATCTTCAACTCCATATCATGCCAGTAGAAACGGATAATATTGGGTTATCTCAGGATATGCCTGTTTATCGTGGTGTTATTCAAATTAACGTGGTTGGCAAAGTAGGGGGTGGAGACTCGCGACTCTCAACGATTGTTGATGACGTTAAAGCCAGATTGGAGAACGGATTAACATTAGGGGAGGGAGTCTACATTAACGGAGAGCCTAGCCAGTTCCCTCCAATTTCAGATGAAACAAATTATACCATTCCTATTCGTGCATCCTATCGATGTAACGCAATCCGATAACGCCGCTTAATTGCGGTTTTTTATACCTAAAATAGAGGTTAACAATGGCCTATAACATTCCTAATGGGTCGCGTGTTTACGTCGCAAGTAAATACGATGACGAAATTAAAATTACCGAGGCAACTAATGCCGAAGAAGCCGTACTAACAGTTGATGACGTGGGCGACATTGCAAAAGGCGATATTGTGCATGTGACATCTGGGTGGAAGAAAGCTTCTGGCGCGTTCCGTGTTGCAAGTGTTATTGAATCTAAAGTCACCCTAGAGGGTGTAGATACCAGTGATAAAAACGTATTCCCTGTAGGTGGTGGTACAGGAACATTAAAGAAAGTACTATCATGGGAAGTCATGCCACAGGTAATGACACTGTCTACCGAAGGTGGGGAACAGCAAACTCAAGAGGTTCAATTTCTTGAAGATGAGCAGGCAGAAACTATCGATACCTATAAAAATGGTGTTGTACAGGTTTATACCTTTGCTCACGATGCCAAGTTGCCTATCCGTAAATTGCTAACAAAATTGGACGACAGTAAGCAAGTTACTGCAATCCGATTCTTCAATAAACGTGCAGAAGAAGATCGCTATTACACAGCTTCAATTTCATTCCAACGTGTACCAAACACCGCTATCAACGAAGTTGAAAACGTAACAGCGCGATTCTCACTTAAATCTGAAATGCAGATTTACACCAACGCATCTTAACCAATAAATACTCACAACAGCCCCGAATCAGGGGCTTTTTAAGGACTAATAATGCCTAAATTTACACTCGTCCCAAATCCAACCTTCAAAGCTAACGTTAAAATTCCTGTTGCCGGCAAAGAAAAGCCAGAAGTAGTTACATTCACATTTAAACATCACTCAGTAAGTGAGCTTGATGGAATGCGAGAAAAACCTATTTCTGAGTTCTTTGAGCGGATTATTGCTGACTGGGCGATCGAGGAACCATATAACAAAGAAAATTTAAACATATTGTTAGATAACTACCCTTCAGCCTCTCGTGCTATTTCATCAACGTATTACAACGAGCTACTAGGTAACCGCGAAAAAAACTCCTAACGGTCGCCGAGGCGATGTATGGCGGAATGAGTTCAAAAGAATCGGCTGAGTTCGAGCGCGCTTTTGGCTTTCCGCCTGATATTGATGATGTTGAGGTGTGGCCTGATGTTTGGGATTCGTATCAAGTATTTTCAGCTATGAATACACAGTGGCGTGTAGGCATGAATGGTATCACAGGCTTGGATTACAACCCATTAAACCAAATAATGGACTTACTCAACATCAAAGATAGAGCGACCGTTTTTAGCGATATCCGCATTATGGAAGCTAAGGCGTTAGAGGTGATGCATAAGAGGTCGCAATGATGAGCTGATCAGTGGTAAGCGCAGATTAGTGAGTAGGAAGAGATAGGTTCGTTTTCTGAAAGCGCTAATCCCAACCTTGTCCGAAGATAGCCGAACGATGGATTTGAGTCGTTTTACAGTAAATGATACTGTGTTTATGTACAGGTTAATTCTCTTCTAAATAGAGATTTATCTCTTATAAAAGATAGTGAGATTCGTCTCAGAGGCACAAACTTTCATTGAAGTTAACCAAATGTTGTTTTAGTATGGCGTCAAGTTGATATTATCAAATTGCTAAATCAGGCAAAAAAAAAAGACATGCAACCAATACATAAATCAGATGAACTTTTAGAGTCAATGGAATCGTGGCTATCAAATCAGAATTTTATTACCGAGTTCAGGCTGATGGGTTTACTGAAAGATATTGATAATTATTTTTCTGGTTTAAGAAAGAATTATGCCAAAGCTTTAGCATATAGTTTGATCAAAGATCTTAAAAAAGCTGAATATTACTTTGAGCTATCTTTGCAAATACCCGACGCTCATTATGCAACAAACTATATGGCAATAGTAAATAATTATGGCTCAATAATAAAAACTAAAGAATTGTCAGAAAGATTTGCTGAAGAATATGAAAGCATATCTTTTTCAACGTTGGCATTTGAGTCATCTTTATACTGGGCAGACATGGAGCGGGCTGAATATTATATCCAAAAAGCAATTAAACTATCTAATGATGAGGACAGGATGAAGCTAAAAGATGATTTTGAATCTGCCAATCTTGCTTTATCTAGGTTTAAGGAAAAAGCAGGATTTGAAAAAGACGAGGCAAAATTATTATCCAGTATAATAATGAACATACTGGAATCTAATAATATTAGAATTAAAGGTATTAGTTATATTTATGAGCAAAATCATGAAGAAAAATTAAATACTTACATTGTTACGGCTCAATGTGAAGACCCGTCTAAGATTGCTGACATGAATATGGATTTAGCGTTTAAATTAGCTGAATATGATGAGCTTCTGGATAAAAACTTCAGTGCCATTATACGTGGTTGCTCAACTAATACAGACGGAGGAATTGCTCCGTGCCTATAAATTGTGATGAATTGTTAGCATTCGCTAGAGATTGCGTCGAAAGAGATGATGAAGTTGGATACCGGAATGCGATATCAAGAGCATATTATTCAGCCTATCATTCAGTTTACCCTGTATTAGATAATGGGCCAAAAGATAGCCACCAAGGATTGATAGATTATTTAAAATCTGATGCATGGCGCGGTAATGAGAAGTATGAAAAACAGACTTTAATTGCTATTGCCTATATGCTCAAATCACTTAAAGATAGTCGTATTATTGCAGATTACAGGCTAGAAGCATCAGAGGGCGTATCAAAACACAATGCAGAAGAGTCCGTAGAGTTGGCTTCAAGGGTTCACTCTAAAGTATCTGAAATGACATCTCTTAAATTATCATCCCTATCTAAATAAACTACAATATTTTCCATTAAAGCCCACTCCGGTGGGTTTTTTGTTGCATAAACCTAGCCCGTCCTTGGGCTGGGTGGTTATTTCTTTTTCGAAATCCCCGATATTCTGAAAGGTATTTGCTTAAGTATCTTATCTACTGATTCTTTAATTATGTTAGCTTGGGTTTCAATTTCTATGAATTTGTCAGATTCAGGTGTTGTTACGCTGCCACTAAGCAAAGATAGTTGATGTTTCAGCCTTTCAACTTCTCCTGCAAGTTGAGAGGCTAATTTATATTCCTTCAATAAAGTCATTACCCTGCTGTAACTATCACCTTTAAGTGAGGCGCTATCTAGTACAGCATCTATGTGATACATGGTATCCAACTGATAGATGATTTCCTGTTGCAAACTTCTATGATTCTCATTTGCTTGCTTTTCTAGCCTTTCTCGCATTTCAGGCGTCATGCGTAGAGGGTATGGAGCTATTCTTGACATTTGCGTGACTCCTAATGATTCATTAAAAGGAGTCTAATATTACAAAGTGAACTTGACAAGTGAGTCCATAAGGATCACTATTAAAGTGTACCAAGTAAAATATTGCGATAAATAAGGAGTCAATGTGAGTCAAAAGACCGGTAGAATATCCCCATACCCGCTAAGAATGCCTAACGAGGTTAGAGAGTGGTATGAGATGGAAGCGGGTAGTAACGCAAGATCTTTAAATGCAGAGATAGTAAAAATATTAACGGATAGAAAAAACAGAGTTGAAGGGCAAAGGAAAAATGCTCAATAAAGTGAAAAGACCCCACCCGAATGAATCGAATGAGGCCTTAACGTCAAATACCCTTGCGACAGGAATAAGTGACATGAACATTGTAGCTAAAACAGATTTAACTTTCCAGAACATTACATTTGAGCCGATTTATCAAGATGGTCAGTTATGGTTCACATCGACTGAATTGGCTAAGGCTTTAGGTTATAGCAGAACCGACAACGTTAACCGTGTTTACGCTCGTAATTCAGACGAGTTTATGGACTCAATGACAACCACCGTCAAAATGACGTTGGTTAGGAAAACTGGTGAAGTTGATGTAATGGTTAGAGTTTTTTCTTTACGTGGTGCTCACCTGATCGCAATGTTTGCATCCACTCCAGTGGCTAAAGAATTCCGTAAATGGGTGCTGGATATTCTGGATAGAGAAGTAGCTGACAAGAAAGATTTACCAATAGAAAAAGATAGTTCGGTAAGTGCAAACGGATTATTAGCAAGATTAAGTCTGATTTGTACAACATGGGATGAAGCTAGAAAGGATATTGAGAACTTTGATCCGAAAATGGCGAAACGTCTTAATTCAACAATGAGTATGTTTTTAATGTACTCACAACACATGAAAGGAATAGCTAAGACAAAACAAGTTAAGAGGTTAACACATTGATAGGCACTAAAAACAGAAAAGCCAATAGTTGCGATCTATTGGCTAATCCCAAACAAAACCCAGAAGGAAATGTTTCATGAGTGAGATCACTTTAACAAATAGTTTTAACACTGTCACGAACAAAACTATCGATACCCAGAAGTTATTATCAATGATTAACGTGGCTCGTAAGTCATGTGGTGAAAATCAAATTCGTAATAACGTATTGATTGAAAGAGTAAAAGACGAATTAGATGGCGAGACCTACAAAATTTTTGTAGGTCATAAAAACGGCGCTCAAATTGAAATAATTGAAATGGATATCAAACAAGCGCTTCGTGTAGCCGCTAGAGAATCAAAAGCTGTTCGTCGTGTTCTGGTTGACAAGCTGGAATCAATGCATATAGCTTCTCAAAAAAGTGGCAAAAGCCAATCAGGTTTACCTGAATACCGCCAAGCAAGAACGCTTAAAATGTCGGTTGATGCTATTACTAACTTATTCGACTTAATGCCGAACCTGAGTGATGAAGCAAAGCAATGTGCGGCGGCTAATATCGTCAACCCGATTGTTGGCTTTGAGGCGGTTCCATTACCAGTACTTGAGCAAAAGTATTATACCGCCGGTGAGGTTGGCGAAATGCTTGAAGTATCTGCCAATAAAATTGGTCGCATGGCTAATAAGCATGGGTTAAAAACAGAGGAATATGGGAAATATTTCTTAGATAAATCTGCTTATTCTTCAAAACAGGTTGAAGCATTCAGATATAACGACAATGGAGTAAAAGCATTACGACACGCCATTCATGGTGTTGAAGTAGCTTAATCACCCAAGCCAAGGACGGCTTGTTCGAGATCACATATTGCGCCTCTTAATTGAGGCTTTTTGCTTTGTTTTTTTAGGATGATATTGATACTACTAGTGACAACTAGGGATACGGATCACGGAACTAGATATAAAAAGTAAATTTACCTTTAGTAACGTAAAGATAATACATAACATAAGATTAGTTTATTACTCGCAAGGAATATTTATAATGAAAAAAATCTTACTTATTTCTGTATTATCACTTTCTAGTTCTGTTTTTGCTGCTGACTATCAAAAGGTTGGTGATTGGTTGGTCAGTAAGGAAGAAAATAAATTAACAGACAAAATAGATTATTACGCAATTCTTTCTGCAAAAGATAAAGATGTATCACTTGTGTTACGTTGCCAAAATGATAAGACTGAGGCTTATTTATCAATGAGGGACTATATTGGTAGCGGTTATAATTCCAAGGTGACTCTGCGAATAGATAAAGAAAAACCTTTAACTCAGTCATGGGGGATTGGAGAAGGTGGCACATCATTATTTGTACCTAAACCTGTATCATTAATTAAAAGTTTAGTGGGTAAAAAGAGTTTAATTTCTGGATATAGCCCGTATGGCAAAACTCAAGTGATAGCTGAATTTGATCTGGAAAATATAGATACGATAGCAAAAGAAATATCATCCGCTTGTAACTGGAAGTTATAATAAAAAGGAAGAAAGTTTGTAATGAAAAAGTTACTAGTAATACTTGCCATTCTAGCTATTACCTTATCTATTTTTGCTTATAATAAATTAACCATATTTACAGTACAGCCAATAGGTGCGATACCAGATGGTGTAACCGTTGTTATCTGGAAAAAGGGTGATATGAAGTTTTTTGAGAGTCCAGATAGCTTATGTATACAGAAAACTGGTGGAGTAAGCCTGTTGTGCAGAATGAGAATGTTAGGAAACGCAATTGATAAAGACGATATCATTATTAGATTCCCGTACAGCGAATATGCATACTTAAAATCAACCAACGGAAGGGTTTTTGATAGGTAATGAAATAGCGTTCGTTCTTTTGAGTTTTATTTCCAGTAAGTTAAATAGAGTGAAGCCTCTCAATGAGGCTTTTTTGTTTGCTTTAATTTGCATCTATACTCAGCTAACATTAAAAAAACTAAATAAAGAACCGAGAGGACGGGATGAGACAACTATTATTAATTATTGTTATTTTAATAGCAGGATTTTTGATTTATGGCGCAATTATGTCATCTTCACCAGAAAGCAAAGAAAAATCAAAAGACCGAAATGCAATAAGTTATTGTTGGAAGGAGTATGATAAAAAATCTCTTTCTGACGAACAAAAACGATTTATTGCTAGCTCATGTGAAAAGATGGAATCTGATTTTCGCTCTCGATATGGCGTGAACCCTTAGTTAAATAAATTAATAACATTATCAATAACCACCTTCGGGTGGTTTTTTTATATCTGGAGGAAATTAAATGGCAGATATAGCAACAATATCATTAAAGGCTGATACGTCAGATCTGGAGCGTGGCACACAAAAGTTAAAGGAGTTCGGCGATACAGCAGAGAAGGTAAGCGGTTCTTCGCGAAATTTAAATGACCAGTTTAATATAGGGGTTGCTCATCAAAAGAGAGCAGCCGACGCGATAAAGAGGCAAAAGAAAGAACTTGATGACTTATTAAATTCAATAAATCCAACCAATAAAGCATTTGATGCGCTTGATAAAGCCACTCAAAAATTAATAGAGGCAAATAAAAAAGGGATATTACCAAAGGATCAGTTTGCAGACTATAACGCCATACTTGAGCAGACTAGAGATAAATTAACACGAGTTAATATGTCTCTTACGGCTGAAGGGCGGGCGCTATTAGCTCAAGAGGCGGCAACAAATAGAGCCAAGCAAGCTGCTGATGATTTTTTAAATTCACTGAAAAATCAAACTGAAATTATAGGCAAAACGAGGACAGAGATTTTAGAGCTAAAAGCTGCTCAACTTGGTGTGTCGCAACAAGCTGCGCCGATGATCAATAAGCTAAAAGAGCAAGAAAAAGCCTTTATGAATGGCTCAATTACCATTGGTCAATATAAACAAGCAATGCGTCAACTTCCCATGCAAATGACAGATATTGTTACGTCATTAGCATCAGGAATGCCAGTCTGGATGGTGATGATACAACAAGGGGGGCAAATAAAGGACTCATTTGGTGGTATTGGAAACTCGTTGAAGGCGCTTGCATCGATAATTACTCCAACAAAGATTGCTATTGCAACAGCAACAACTGCATCACTAGCCCTGGCTTACTCTGCTTATAAAGGATCTCAAGAATTTGCTGAGTTTAATAAGCAATTGATAATGACGGGACGTTACGCTGGCAAAACAGCCTATGAATTAAATCAATTATCTAAAACTTTAGTTGGGAACTGGATTACTCAGGGTGACATGGCCTCAGCTCTAACTAAAGTGGTGGGTAGTGGGCGTTTTCAAGGAGACCAGATTTTGTTGGTGGCAAGGGCTGCAGCACAAATGGAGCAATCCACCGGAAAATCAATAGATGAAACAATAAACCAATTTAAGAGGCTAAAGGATGATCCTGTAAATGCTATTTTAGAATTAGATAAAACATTGCATTTGTTGACTGCGTCTGAATACGAGCACATTAAGTCATTAGAAATAGCAGGAAAAACACAAGAAGCTTCTGAGTTTTCAATTAAAAAACTGTCAGAGGAAACTGATAGAAGAACTAGATCTATGAATCAAAATATAGGTTCATTAGAGAGAGCATGGAATGATGTTGCAACCGCAATAAAGAATGCAGGAAATGCTTTAAAAAATATTGGTAAACCTCTTTCCGATGCGGAGGCGTTAGCTGAGATAAACGACAGAATAAAAGAATGGGAAAATGCTGGATTTTGGCATGGAACCAAAGAACAAAGAGAAAATATGATTCGCAACTTAAAGGAGCAACAAAAGATTTTAAGTTTCGTCGTATCTTCTCATGAAGGTTATGAAAAAGCACAAAACAAATCCAAGGAGGCGGATGAAAAAAGAAAAGAATCAATTAGAGAATATAATAAATTATTAGAAGATACTGCAACTAACGCTCAAAAAAGAACAGCGGCCCTAAATAAGCTATGGGAGCAAGTTAGAAGAGACCCTGAATTTTGGACTGAAGATAAAAGGAAGTTAGCAGTACAAAATATAAATAATAAATTTAAAGATAGAACATCTAAAACCCCAACCTACCGACCAGATTATGGTACTAGAGTAGACGAATCAGCAAATCAAGCCCTACTATCCCTGCAAGCACAATTGAAGGTGCTAAAAGAGCATAAAACAGTCAGTGATGTGATTAGCTCTGAGCGTAAAAAGCTGTGGGATATGGAGGCGAAAATATCAATCCTTGAGGAGGCTCAGAAAACAAGACAGTTAACCAAGGACGAAAAGGCGTTGCTTGCTAAAAAGGACTACATTCTTGCTTCTCAAGAAGCATTGGCCATAGCTGGTGATGATGTTGAGCTTCAAAAGCAAAAAAATAGAGAGCTAGACCAACAGAACAAATGGATGGACAACCTTAATGCAAAAATAAAAGCATTGAGGGAAGGAGCAGGGCTATCTAGCCGATTGCAACAAAGAGAAAGCGCATTAAATCAAGCTGACACTCCTGAAAAAAAGGACAAATTAAAGGAATGGTACGCTGAAGAAGACGCTATTCGTGCTAACTGGGAGTTAGGCGTTAAGAAAGGCTTTGCTGAATTCCAAGATCAGGCAACAAACGTTTACGGTAACGTAGCTCAAATTAGTCAATCAGCATTCCAAGGCATGAGTAACAGCCTCTCTGATTTTGTATTGACGGGAAAAGCTAATTTTGCTGACTTCACTCGCTCATTCTTAGAAATGACCACCAAGATGTTAATGCAGATGGCTATGCTAAATGCTATGAAAGCGGCATTTGGTGGTAATGCGGTAGGTAATTTCTTTGGGTTTGCAAGTGGTGGTTATACAGGCGATGGTGGAAAACATGATCCAGCGGGTGTAGTACATAAAGGCGAGTTCGTCTTTACCAAGGAAGCAACGCAACGATTAGGTGTAGATAATCTCTATCGACTAATGGATGCAGGAAAGAGAGGTTATGCTTCAGGTGGTCATGTCGGTGGTTCTGCGCCCATGTCGGTTACACAGCCAACAGCATTTATCGCTCGCAATCCTCAAATTGCTGGTGGTGGGGTGAATGTGACAATTGATATGAGCGGCGTCAAGATTGAAACCGAACAGCAACAAAGTGCAATGCCAAATATAGATGTGAGAGCTGCTGAGCAATCGTTAAAGAATAAAGTTAAAAGCCTTTTTATTAGTGAAGGGCGAGAAGGTGGTGATTTGTACAAGATCATTAAAGCAGTATCAGGAAATAGATAATCATTTAATAAGAGAGGTATTTATGAAATTAAAATTAGGAAATATTTGTATTCGTCCAGAAGATAAAGAAATTAGCATTCCAGTAGATGTATACATGGGAAATGAAGCTGATTTTGAACCACCAAAAGCATATCTGGTTTATCAAACTAGCTTTGATGCTAATAAGCCTCTTTCGGAATATTTTAAAGAATCCGAAGAATATGCAAGAAAAACAATTAAAGAATTAAACCAATAACAGCCACCAAATTCTGTGGCTTTTTAATGAGAGGTAGTTATGAAAATCAAAGTAGAGTTCCCATTGTTATCAAACAAATTTTCAGGAGTGGAAATTACAGGGGATGTGAAAAGATATGGCATTGGGGCTATAAAAATAAGTGAAAAACCTATATTAACGTCAGAAATTACAGTAACGGAGATAGTGGGAAATAATACCCAAGATGAAGAACCAAAGTTACAATTTAAGTACACAGAGGATTATAACCCAAATGAAACATTTACTTCATTTATGGGGAGAGCGGAAAAATATGCAAGAACCATGATAGATCGCATAAAGGCGGCACAGTAACCGCCTTTATAATATGGTACTAATTATGTAAATGTGACTGAATGATACCAAACGCCTCGATAGTTACAGGACTATCATGCGATACTTTATTTAATTCACTAATAAGTTTTTCTTTTTCAATATCAGACATATTCCTAATCATTACTTGAATTATATACTCTAAAGCAAGAGTACGTGTTTGAAGGGTCTCTATGTCTTTTGCCATTTCACTAACTAACATATTCAATTCTCCATCGAAGTAAGTCAGCCATTCCTTCGGTAAGTTTCTCTGGGCTGAATATATAAAATAACCTAATGGATATTTATTAATATCCTGATATTTGATCAGGCGACTTTGTGTCGCCTTTTTTATTGGAGTAACCAATGGAAGAGTTTAAATGGCGAACACAAATACAAGATTCGCCAAGCGGTGAGTTCAAACATCGCATTAAAGAAGTTGAATTTGGAGATGGTTACAAACAAGTTGCGGGTGATGGTATTAATCCAGAATCTCAAACGTGGCCATTTGCTTATATGGGACTAAAAGATGAGGTGATGCCTATTTTTAAATTCATTCGGCGACACACAGCAAAATCATTTATTTGGACTCCTCCGTTTGGTGAAAAAGGTCTTTATCGAGTTAAAGCTGATTCAATATCGATGATCCCCATCTCTGGTGGAGTAATGAAATTAACAGCAACGTTTGAACAGGCATTTAGCGCATGAATATCACAGCAGATGTACAAAAATTAGAGCCGGGTAATAAGGTTCAATTAATTGAGGTGGATGGTAGTGAGTTTGATGGGCCAATTCTTCGCTTCCATGCTTACAATCTACCTCATACGCCAGAAGAGATAGAGGAGTCTAATGGTGATATCAAACCAAAGCCAATCTGGTGGCAAGGCAATGAATACGGTGCATGGCCCTATGAAATTGAAGGGATGGCAAAAAATAGCGATGGCAGCCCGGCAAGACCATCTCTAAAGGTTGCCAACATAGATGGTTTAATCTCATCTTTGTGCCTCCAGTTTGACGATATGGTGCAAGCAAAGGTTACTATTTATGAGACATTCTCTCATTATCTTGATGCCAAAAATTTTCCTGATGGTAATCCAACCGCTAACCCTGATGAGTGTTTTAAACAGGTTTATTACATCGATCGTAAAACTAATGAGGTGGTTGGCGAATCCGTAGAGTTCGAGCTGTCTAGCCCATTTGATTTACAGGGAGTAATGATACCCGTTCGACAAATCCATAACCTTTGTTACTGGTGCATGAAAGGCGATTATCGTAGTGGTAATGGGTGCTCATATTCAGGGAATAAATATTTTGATGAGAGAGGAAACCCTGTTGATGATCCAGCGCTAGATAGTTGTGGTGGGCTTATTAGTGATTGCAAAAAACGCTTTGGTGAGAATGAGCCATTAGATTTTGGAGGGTTTCCCGCTGCGGGGTTAACGAGATGATCACAAAAAAATTAAGAGAATCGATATTTGAACATGTAAAAGCCGAATATCCCAAAGAAGCTTGCGGAATTATCTGTCAGAAAAGTCGAGTTAAAAAATACTTTCCTTGTAGCAATCTTTCAGATAACCCAACAGAGCACTTCGAGCTTTCCCCTGAAGATTATGCCATTGCGGAAGATTGGGGTGAGCCAATAGCAATTGTGCACAGCCATTGTGGTGATGGTGTAACGACTCAACCTAGCGAAATAGATAAACTACAGTGTGATGCGACAGGATTACCTTGGGTGATCGCATCATGCCCAGAGGGTGATATTCGAATTATTTACCCTCGAGGTGAACGAGAATTAGAAGGACGGCCTTTTGTGTTGGGCTATGCTGATTGCTGGTCGTTAATTATGGACTACTACCACCAAAAACACGGTATTGAGTTACATAACTACAGCGTTGATCGGTATTGGTGGGAAGAAGGCGAAAACTTGTATATGGATAATTACCAAAAAGCAGGTTTTGTTGATATTGCTGGTGAGCCGAAAGAGGGTGACATGATCATCATGCAAGTGCAAGCCGATGTACCTAATCACGCTGGTGTGATTATGAATGGCATGTTACTTCACCATCTTTATGGTCAACTCAGCAGGTTGGTTCCTTACAGTGATTATTGGCGAGATAGAACCGTAAAAATTGTGCGGAGGAAAGAGTTTGTATGAGCCTAAAAACAATACGTCTATATGGTGTTCTTGGCGCAAAGTTTGGGCGTGAACACAAATTAGATATAGATTCACCTCGCGAAGCAATTAAGGCGCTCTCCGTGCTTTATGATGGGTTTGAGCCGTTTCTTGCTAATGCACACCTGAAAGGGCTGGAGTTTGCTGTATTTAAAGGTAAGCGCAACATTGCTGAAGATGAATTACATCTTGATACCAAAGAAGAGATCCGCATAGCACCAATCATTAAAGGAAGTAAACGAGGCGGATTCTTTCAAACTATGCTGGGTATTGCCATGATCGGTGTCGCGACATTTGCCCCTTGGGGGGCTGCTTTGTGGGCGAGCGATTTAATCGGAACAATAGGTTTAGGTGTAGCACTTGGTGGTGTTTACCAGATGCTTTCACCTCAACCGCGAGGTCTATCAATGAGGCAAGATTCAGATAACAAACCATCTTATGCCTTTGGCGGAGCTGTAAACTCTACTGCGCAAGGAAATCCAGTTCCTTTACTTTATGGACTGGACAGGCGAGAGGTAGGTGGGGCAATCATTTCCGCAGGTATTTATACAGAAGATCAGCAATAACATAAACGAATTTCAGAATAGCCACTATGTGGCTTTTTTTATGGGTGAAATATGGAATTAATTCATGGTGCAAAAGGTGGTGGCGGTGGCGGACATACGCCCACGGAATCACCAGATAGCTTACTTTCTGAATCAACAGCTAAGATTTTATTGGCTATCTCAGAAGGTGAAATTGCTGGTGGCTTAGACGATACTCGTATTTTTCTTGATGATACACCGATTGGCAATGCGGACGGTACTAAGAATTTTGAGGGTGTCACTTGGGAATTTAGACCGGGTAGTGAACACCAAGAATACATTCAGGGTATCCCATCAGTAGATAGCGAAACATCGGTAGGGTTGGAATTAAAAGACGATCAGCCCTATGTGCGGAGCATTAATAACACTCAGCTATCTGCTGTGCGCATTAGACTATCTGTTCCTCAATTGTTTCAACAACACGATAACGGGGATACTACAGGCTATAGAATTGAATATGCTATTGACTTATCTACAGATGGTGCTGGATATAATGAAGTATTAAAGTCTGCTTTTGATGGTAAAACGACCAGCGAATACCAGCGAACACACCGCATTGACTTACCCAAGGCAAATACAGGTTGGCAGATCCGTGTCCGACGATTAACTAAGAATCAGAATACAGCCAGAATTGTTGATAAGGTTACTATCTCTGCTGTTACTGATGTTATCGATGCTAAATTGCGTTATCCAAATACGGCCCTATTGTTTATTACTTTCAATGCGCGTCAATTTAATAACCGCATCCCTAAAATTAGCGTTCGCCCAAAAGGTGGCTTGCTTATCAAAGTGCCCACGAATTATGACCCGATTAATCGGGCCTATTCAGGCGTATGGGATGGCACCTTTAAACTTGCAGCAACCAATAACCCGGCATGGGTATTTTATGATTTAGTACTCAATAATCGCTACGGCTGTGGTGACCGGATCCAGTCTTCTCAGGTTGAAAAGTGGGACCTGTATAAGATTGCGCAATATTGTGATGAATTGGTACCCGATGGGCATGGTGGTGATGGTAAGGAGCCTCGATTCCTGTGTGATGTTTATATTCAATCGCAAGAATCGGCATACCAAGTACTGAGAGATATAGCGGCTATTTTTCGTGGTATGACATTTTGGGCTGATAACAAGGTTAATGTTGTCGCTGATATGCCAGATAGTATTTTTAGAACGTTTACTAATGCCAATATTGTTGGAGGTAAGCCTACCTATTCAGGAGGTAGTCAGCAAAATCGATATACGCAAGCATTAGTTTCCTACACAGACACCAATAACCACAGTAATGCTGCGATTGAGGCTGTGGCCGATATTAAACTACAGCGTCGTTACGGAGTACGCAAAACTGAAATATCAGCGATAGGTTGCACTCGACAGACGGAGGCTAACCGTAGAGGTCGCTGGGCGTTACTCACCAATGCTAACGACAGAGTTATTAGTTTTGCGACAGGATTAGAGGGGGCAATACCTTCTCCTGGTCATATCATTGCTGTTGCCGATTCTACATTGGCTGGAAGAGATAATGGTGGACGTATATCGCGTGTAGAAGGCAGAAAAATAACACTTGATCGCAGAGCCAATATTAAAGCTGGTGATAGGTTGATTGTTAATCTGCCAAACGGGCGCTCAGAGGGAAGAACCGTATCACTGGTTGCTGATAATATCATTACAATTTCAACGGAGTACTCACAGGAACCAGAGAAAAACGCAGTTTGGACAGTTGATGCTGATGATTTAACATTACAACTTTATCGGGTCGTTAATATTACTGATAATGGCGATAATACATACACTATTACTGGCGCAATCCATAACCCAAGCAATTACGATCACATTGACTCTGGCGCAAGAATAGGTGAGCGTCCAATCACCATTGTTCCACCGAGTGTGCAAGCACCACCTAAAAACATTCGTATATCATCCTATTCTCAGGTTAATCAAGGTATTTCATTTATTACTCTGCGTGTTGATTGGGATGCAGTTGATAATGCCATTACCTATGAGGCTCAATGGCGGAGAGATAATAATAACTGGGTATCAATGCCAAGAACATCAACATGTGGGTTTGAAGTTGATGGCATTTATGCTGGTCGTTATCAGGTGAGAGTTCGTGCGATAAATGCGTCTGAAATATCCAGTGTATGGACTAATGCGCCAGAAACAACACTGACAGGAAAAGTAGGGAGCCCGCCTAAACCTGTAAACTTTAGAGCTTCACCGCTCGTATTTGGCATTAAGTTAGGCTGGGAATTTGGTGAAAACACCAGTGATACGTTAAAAACGGAAATTCAGTACAGCAAAACCAATAATGGTGAAGGTCTGATGCTGTTATCTGATGTTCCTTATCCCTCAAAAACCTATGAAATGGCAGGGTTATCAGCAGGTTTAACGTTTTATTTTAGAGCAAGACTGGTAGATAAAATAGGTAATCATTCCGAATGGACGGAGTTTATTCTGGGAGAATCTGAGTTTGATGCTAGTATTATTCTTGATGAATTAGCGGGGCAAATCAGCCGAGACCAACTCGCACAAGACTTATTGGGTGAAATTAACAGTAAAGCTAACCAAATCGATATTACTGAATTACATGAGTTGATGAGGATAAATCATGACAAGATTTTATCTGAGTTGATGAGGCATGGAGCAACGATTGAAGAAAGTGAAAAAAAATGGGAGGAGGCAGGAAAATTACTGGCTGAGCGGATAAATCAAGTTTCAACGGCAACAGAAGCACAGGCAGCCGCAATTAAACAAGAGCAACAAGCACGTATTGAGACTGATAAAACCGAAGCACAACAACGCCAATTCTTAGCCACTCAACTTCGTGGTGATTATACCGGTAATGATTTATCGAAAGTCACCGCAGGACTCATTTCCGCAGAGAAACAAGCACGTGTTACAGGCGACCAAGCAGAAGCGAAAGCCCGACAATCACTGGAAACACGGATGAATGGGAATGTTTCCGCGATTAATAAATCATTAGAAACCCTCACCTCGAAACAGCAAGCACAAACGCAAGAGATTTTAACGCTCAATTCAAATCTTAAGGGGAAAGCTGATAGCAGTGTGGTGAATGCGTTAAATACGCGAGTAACTAATCTCGATGGCAAAGTGATGTCCGCAACCTCTCAGGTACAAACGTTATCCAGCAAATTAGATACAGTGAAAGCCGATTTAACGGAGTCTGTGGTGGTGGATTTAGATTTATCTAAACTCAATGAAAACACCTATTATCCGATTATTTTGCCATTAGTAACTTCTCGACGTTATGCCTTTAAGGTTTTTAGGACCTTAGGGCAATATAGAGACAATAAACCGAGCTATGCGACTCACAATACCAAAGGTTTTGCCATGATTGTGGAATGGCAAGTGAGTGGTTCCGGATGGGGAACCCAGTCTGAAAACCGCATCATTGATAATTTTGATTGGCGATGGACAAATCAATCCCCTGTGATGGGGCCAGCTCAATTAACGAATGGTTCTGTGGAATATATCTATTTGCGAGGAGGGGCTAAATATCAGCTCACTAAGCATAAAAGTGTTAACCATCAAATTATCACCCGCACTTATACCAATAACAAACAATCGGTGGCACCAAAAGGATTTGTGGCGAATGAAGTACCTAAGTCCAGCGAACAGAAAGCCAATGCAACGGCGAATGCGGTAAACCAACTTGAAACTAAGGTGACTGAGGTCTCAGGTAAAGTGACCTCTACCGCCCAGCAAGTCACTCGCCTTGAAAGCCAAGTGGGTACAAGTTCAGCCAAAATCGAACAAACGTCGAAAGTGGTCACCGACATAAATGGCAAAATTTCCGCATCATGGACAATGAAAGTTCAGCAAGATAGCAAAGGGAATAAAGTCATTACGGGCATTGGCTTAGGGTTTAATGCACAAGGAAATAGCCAATTTCTGGTCAATGCCCAAAACTTTGCAGTGATATCGTCATTAAATGGCAAAGTGGTGACACCGTTTATCGTGAAGAATGGACAGGTGGTTGTTAATGAAGCTTTTATTGGTGATGCAACTATTACCAGTGCAAAAATAGCTAATGTATTGCAATCAACCAATTTCAGCCATGCAAACAAGGTGGGCTATCAACTTAATATGCGCACTGGTGAAGAAATTAAATATGGGAATAACGCTCAGGGGTACTGGATTGAAACAAACATATTAAAACGTTTGTTTGATAAAAAAGGCACAATGCGTATCAGAATGGGGATATGGTAATGGGCATGGGTTTAGAAATATATGATGAGAAAGGGCGACTCATTATTGGAGAAGACACTATTATACCGCGCCACTTGGGGCAATTTGACCTTCCTTTGTCCCAATATGGATCTCTTACTATTCCTGAGATTTCCTTAGGAGGTGAGGTTGTTTGCCATTTCTGGCTACGGTATCGCTCTCGATGGAGTGGTGAATTTCATGTAGATAAGCCTAATGAGAGAACAGAGTACTCCATATCTGGGAACACGTTAAATTACCGCGTTGATTACAATATCTATCGCTGGGAGAACAATGGCTCTGGTGGTGGGCAGACACAAGCGAATGACTCATTCTCAAGTCATGTTGTCGTATGGGTGGTGTGAAATGGTTGGTGTAGAAATTTACACAAATAATAGGCTGATACAATTAACCGATAAACTCGAAACAATATGTGTTTTGAGAAAAGCAACTCCTGATGAACTAACGTCATCATCAGGCCCTCATGATAGCTATCCGAGAATCTATGCGTTAAATAGCCAATGGATGGTTGCTCCGATTTCCAAGGTAAGCATACCTCAACACGGAGTTGGTCTTGAAGTTTATGATGAGCAAGGGAAAATGAAATTTTCATCTCTTGCTAAGTTGGTCTGCTTTGAGAAATATTATGATGTCAATACGGGGAGCGCTGGCAAAGGCTCATTAAGAATCGCAGGCAAAAGTGGTCATCGGTATGGCATGATTAAGACTCGCTCTATGGGGTATTTTCATAATACAAACATACGAAGCTACATAGACCCTGACACGTGGGATGAAGTTTGGACATTCAAAAGATATAGCGAGCGTTATGTCTTGGTTGATGATGTGGGAGGGTTAACATTTGAGTATCGATACGAGTTCTTAGGAGAAGAGGATGGCTGGATAAGTATGCCTCCGAGTCGAGAAGGTTCTGGATTAATGGAACAAGGGCTTATGATAGACGTTTCAATGTTAGAAGATTAAATACCGCACTAATGTGGTTTTTTTGTATCTAAATTTTAGGAAATAAATCATGATATACACAACAGGCACTGTTAGCACAGTGTCAGGGTCTGCTATTGTCTCTGGCACAGGTACCATTATTTTAATTAAAAATGGTAATGCTAATTTTATTTATATGGTGGACAGGGTTAATAGCGATACAGAATTAGTCATTTCACAACCGGCTACATTTACCGTAAAAAACACTAGTTACAGCATTAATCTCACTGAGCCGAACTCATACAGCGACGCTAATAATCGTATGACCGCTATTGCATCAGATATTACGTAGTTCTTAAACGAGCAACGAGTTACGCTCGATGGTGTTAAAAAAGTGCTGGGGGATATTAGTAAAAAGTTAGATAAAAGTAGTGTGGACCTTTCAGGGATTTCGAAGTGCGATTACACGTAATACACAAATGGCTTATTGTGTGTTTCGACAAAAAATCCACCTTAAAGGCGGGCGCTATTGGTCTTTGCCGACAATATTATCGCATTTAGATAAGTGTGTTGTGTTTTATCATACCACCAACTCTCAAGCGGAAGTGAGCTATTTAGCGCATAAAAAGCAATTATACAGCTCAGCCCAAACAGACATTTATGTGTGTGTATTCGTTTCAGGAATGGTTTTGACCCCGAAGAAACGTTGGGGGGTTATCACTGTACAGTGAAGATGGAGCACGGGTCTTTAATACGGACTATCTGCCTTTTACCCGAGGACAATCAATGGCATTGTTATTACGGAAGGGGAGTGTAGAGACTCCATATAGCTTGCCTTTAGTCTGTGCAACCAGTCAGTTTGTGAATGCGTCTTATCAGGATGACCACATTGATTGGGCCAAGCGCAATACGGGGATATGGGGATTCGTTTTCGGGGAAAACAGATTTTTGTGAGTGAATGGATACGTGATGTTCATCGGCAACATCATGTAGAGCAACGTATTCCCTTTTATATCCTTAATGGTTCACATTATTTTTAATAAAATAAATACCTGTCTATAT